TTGAGAAATGAGCATCGTGAGAAATTACTAGGAGGATCGCATGAGTAATGTTGCATATGCAGATTTTGGTAATCAACGACGGCAAGAGAGGCCTAACGTGGCAGATCTTGATAATGGCTATACAAAATTAGCTAATGAGCTTTACGAAGAATTAATTGGCGCAAACCTAACAAAGAATCAGGCAAAAGTTGCTCATGCTATTTGCAGGAAAACTTATGGGTTTAATAAGAAAACAGACCGCATATCAGACAGTCAGTTGGCAGAGTTAACTAGACTACCAAGGCAGAAAGTTAACAAGGCAAAAAATGAGCTTATCGCTATGAAAGTTATAGTGAAAGTTGGTATGGCGATAGGGCCTAATAAAAACCTAACTGAGTGGGATATTCATGAGTGTCACCAAAACGGTGTCATTGTCACCAAAACAGTGACAAAAAGTGTCACCAAAAGCGTGACAGCGCTGTCACCAAAACAGGGACACACAAAAGAAACTATTACAAAAGAAAAGAAAGAAAGTAATACACCCCTTACCCCTCACGAGGTGAAAGGGGGAGAATCGGTAAAACCTACCAAGAGAAAATCAACTCCAATTAACTACGATGAATATCTCAATGCCTACAACGAGGAGGTTGGCGACAGATTACCTCACGCTGTGGAAGCTAACGAGAAACGTAAAACACGGATCAGGAAGATAATCAAAAACCTTGCAACGGCAAACGTTGATGGTTGGCGAGCCTACGTAAGAGCTTTTGTTCGAATGGCTAAGCCATTTTATTTTGGTGAAAACGACACAGGCTGGACGGCTGACATTGATTATCTGCTAAGAGAAACAACGTTGACGGGTGTTCGAGAAGGTAAATTTGCTGACAGGGGGTTTTAAGTGATCAATACGGAATTTGAAGCAAGTGTTATTGGCGGTTTGTTAATTTCAGGGTTAACACCTGATGCCTCGGATGTTTTGGCCACTTTAGAGCCTGAATCATTTTCAGTTAGGTTCTATCGAGAAGCCTATCAAGTTATTCAAAAACAAGCCAAGTCTCGCGGTGTCATCGATATGATGATGGTTGCTGAAGGAATGGGAAGTGAACACCTAGCAAACATCATTCAAACAGCCAAGGATTGCCCTAGCGCAGCCAACCTGAAAGGCTATGCCAAGATGGTGACCGATAATCATAACCGTAGAGCTATGATCCAGTTAATGGATTCTGTGCGCGGTGTGATTGAGAACGGAACTATTGAGCAAGCCAGTGAGGCAATGGAAAGTTTTCTTGCTCAGGCATCTGATATGCATTCTTCGAAAGGTGATATCGCACCAGTCCATGTGTCATCGTTAATCGAAGATTACACGGAAGTTTTACAAGAACGTGTTAACAAAGGCGAGGAGTCGGACACGTTAAAAACGGGGATCCGCGAATTAGATGAAATTATGGGAGGTATCAATCCTGTTGACCTGGTCATCATTGCCGCTCGACCAGGAATGGGTAAAACAGAAATCGCGCTGAAAATTACAGAAGGTGTTGCCTCTCAAAATGTTATCGGATCTGACACCAAAAAAGGAGTTTTAATTTTCTCCATGGAAATGGACTCCCAGCAAATCGTAGAGCGTCAGATTGCAGGATCCGCAAATCTATCTGTTAGCGCATTGAGAAACCCATCTCGTATGAGTGACGAAGATTGGGGCAGGGTATCAATGGGGGCAGGTAATTTACTTGGACTGAATGTTTGGGTTGTCGATGCCAGTAAGTTAACCGTTGAACAAATCACTGCAATTTCAACACGACACAAGAAACGTCACCCTGAATTATCGTTAATCATGGTTGATTACTTAGGGTTGATTGAGAAACCTCGCGCAGAGCGTAACGATTTGGCTATTGCTCATATTTCAGCAACGCTGAAAGGGTTGGCTAAAAACATCAGAACGCCTGTTATTTCACTAAGCCAGTTATCTCGTGATGTTGAAAAGAGACCTAACAAACGACCTACCAATGCGGATTTAAGAGACTCAGGAAGCGTAGAGCAAGATGCAGATAGCATCATCATGCTTTACCGCGATGCAGTCTATAACGAGAACTCCCCCGCAGCAGCTTACGCAGAAATAATTGTGACAAAAAACCGATTTGGGAAACTGGGTACTGTCTATCAATTATTTAAAAACGGTCATTTTCTTGACACCGATCAGGCTCAAGCATCTAGCATCTGTCAACAAAGTAGCAGACCACAACAACGGCGATTCCAAGGTGCCAACGTTTAACACGCAAGAGGATTTTTAGATGAACAAGCAAAAGGAAATCCCATTTGGAACTATTGTTGTAATTCATCACGCTGTTGATGACGAAAACGAGGTCTATTTAAAGGGTTGCCATGGTGATTTTGACGCAACTGACATTCGAGAGTTTCAAGAAGAAATATCAATGGTTTTGACCGGAGAAGATTACTTTCAGGGTGAGGGGGTCTATACGCTAAAACCAACTAATGATTATTACGATTACCATCGTGAAATTACATTTGAGTTGGTTTCATTTGAGCCACTGATAGGGGAGGAGGCATCTAATGCAGGGAACTAATTGGGTTAAGACAAAGGACAAATTACCAACCGAAGGCGAGGCGGTAATTGTTATCTATGGCGAACATATCCAGAACATAACATACGAGCTAATTTCATGTGGTGTTGACTGCGAAGAACTTAGATGGATACCACACAATAACAGCGACTATGATTCGGATCCATTGGAAACATTCGACTACTGGATGTACATCAAAGACCTGCCGCTCCCACCAATGCCAGAGGGTGAATGATGACTAAAAAACAACGTGAAAATCTACGGATGCTATTCGGTGGTCGATGCGCTTACTGTGGTTGTGAGTTACCAGAAAAAGGTTGGCACGCGGATCACGTAGAGCCTATTTACAGAAAAATCGACAGAATTAACGGAAAAATAGTAGTAACAGGAGAGTGTTTTAATCCTGAAAAAGACACAGAGGACAACCTTGTTCCTGCATGCGCACCCTGCAATCTATTTAAATCTGTTTATAGCATTGAAGTGTTTCGAGAAGAAATCAAAAAACAAGCTGATAGGGCTAGAAAATCATCTGTTAATTTCAGAACGGCTGAAAGGTTTGGATTGATTGAATTGGTCGATAAACCGGTTGTTTTCTGGTTTGAACAGTATCAGCAGGAGAGCTAACAGTGAGTGATATGGAGGTTTAATTGACGGATGATATCTGTCTCCATAAATCCAATCTAAAAGGCATTTTCAAAACTCTCTCAGAAGTAACAGAAACTGGTAAGCGTTACCGAATCAAAATCACCGAATGGCGTGAACTCAGAACAATACCAATGAACAAAACATGGCGTATGTGGATAGAAACCACAGGCGATTGGCTGCGTGCGCGTGGCGTTGTCATTGATATTAAAAATGGCGCTGGTGAGGTTGTTCTATCAAAGCCAATCACTAACGAAGAAACGCATGAGTATTTTGTTGGTCACTGGCTAGGTCGTGATGAAAACGGAGAGCGTGAGAAAACCCGCAAGATGGATAAAGCACGGATGCTCTACATGATGGAGAAACACGAAGCATGGTGTATTGAAAAAGGCATTCCAATCATCATCCCAAACGACAGCGAATACATGAAACTCAAGGAGCAGCAAGAGAGATGAAAGAACCTCACATACACAAGCTTCTCACTTACGAAGAACCAGAAAGACTTTGTGAGCATTACAAGCGACAAGGTTATTCCCCAGTCAAAATGCTCAATATTAACCCGAAAAATTTCGATGTATCAGTCAACCTACCCACCCAAAAATGGCTCAAGCCAACACCACGAGCAATGATTAATAGGATGTGGAGATGAAAAACGAAGCAGAAGCGTTTATGAGCGCATTAACAACACTCAAGCTATGTTGGTCTATCCATAGATCTAATAACGCCGTCAGGAAGTGTGCAGGGCTATTAAAGCGCAAATTTAAAGGGCATTTAGCGTATGAAGCAATGCGGAAGATTGAAAGCAGCAGTAATCCGATGCTTGTTATTACACTTGCGGAGTGGGAGTTAGAGAAATGACAGAAGAAAGAAACGGAATTTACCTCAGAATCGATGGTGATCAATATCGCCATATTTGGGTGGTTGGTGATATTCACGGATGCTTCAATCTATTAAAAAGGAATATGTATCGAATTGATTTTGATAAAGAAAAAGATTTATTGATTTCAGTTGGTGACCTAATAGATAGGGGTGATCAGAATGTCGAATGCCTAGACCTGATTAATGAAAAATGGTTTAGAGCGGTGCGTGGTAATCATGAGCAAATGGCTATTGATGCCTTGTTTAATGGTGGGGATGTCAATAACTGGCTATACAACGGTGGTAATTGGTTTTTTCTGCAAAATTATGAGGAAGAGATTTTATCCCGCGCCTGCTTAGCCAGAGCAGAGAAACTTCCCTTTATTATCGAAGTAAATACAGATGAAAAAAAGGCAGTCATTGCACATGCTGATTATCCATCCGATGAATACGAGTTCGGCAAACCAGTAGATGAGCAGTATGTGATTTGGAGCCGTGAGCGCATTGGTGACGATAACGTCCGTGAGATTAAAGGTGCGGACCTATTTCTATTTGGTCACACACCAATGATTAAAGGTATCGAAAAGCGCGCTAATCAGGAATACATCGATACTGGAGCTGTGTTTGGTTATGGGCTAACTATGAGGCAAATCAAATGAACTGCCGATCATGCAATAGACAGCTAACAGATGATGAAATTTATGTGTGTGCCCAGTGTGCTGATGAATACGCTCATTTGGAAGTGATGGAAAAAATCAAGGAGGAAAAGAGTGGCGAAGGCTAAAAAGCCGAAGCTCAAAACCTGTAAAGTCTGCAACAAAGAATTCATTCCCTACCTATCCACCCAAAAAGTTTGTTCCACATCCTGCGCAATAAAATTCGCCTCAAATGAAATTAAACGGACCGAAGAAAAGGGCCGTAAGAAACGTTTATCTGAGGAAAGAAAAATATTGCGGGCCAGAAAGGAAAAGTTAAAGACAAAATCAGACTGGAACAAAGAGGCCCAAGCGGCAGTAAATAAATACATATTTTGGCGAGACTATGGTCAGCCATGCATCGCTTGCGGTCGGCCCTTAAATTATGGAGTAAGAGGTGGGTCCGTAGATGCTAGTCATTACAGATCAAGGGGTTCGGCAAGTCATTTAAGATTTAATTTACTCAATATTCACGCTGGCTGTGTTCACTGCAATAGGGACCTGTCAGGAAATCTCATCCCGTATCGCATTAATCTCATCAATAAAATCGGCGAAGAGCGAGTAATTCGTTTAGAGCACGATAACACGGTCCGTAAATTCGACATCGAATATCTCAAGCGAATGAAATCCATATTCACTCGTAGGGCCCGTTGGTATGAGAAAAGGCGAAAGGATCAATATTCGGAGGTGGCTTAATGTTTACTGATATCCGCGCAGCCATTGAAGAGGCTAGGTGGCTTAGGCAACAAACAAAGCATCATCATGTCGTCACTCAAAAAAGAAACGGCTTCTTATCGGTTAGGCAGGAGGTCGGCATGTCGAGAGAGGCATTACTCAGAAAGTCATTTAGCACACGCTACGACTGCCATAATCACACAGTATTACCGGAGGCGAGATGAACCTAGAAAGCGCTGTTAAATATCACTTCGCCAAAACAACATCAATATCAGATGCGCCTAGCTCAACATCGCCAGATAGATTAACCGGTACTGATGTTATGGGCGCTTTTGGTATGTGTCAGAGTAAAGAGTCATTCGGCTTTTCTGCGTTCTCGGGAAAGATGGAGATAAGCCAGAATGACAAAGTGAAAGCGATACAACTTTTAACTCGGCATGCATTGAATCATTGCGATAAGGTTCCAGCCTTACGCAAGCTCGATATGAATGTTAAGCGAAAGGTAATGCAAATACTCGCAAAATTCGCTTATGCAGATTATTGCAGATCGGCATCAAGTGTTATTGAGTGCGTAAAGTGCAATGGATCAGGTTTTAAGGTAAAGGCGATTAAGGTTAAAAAAGTCTTTGGTAAAGAAGTTCGCATTATTGATGACACCGAGTCATGCGCTTGTGATAAGTGTAACGGTAAAGGTTATGTTTCTTGTGCGTGCAATGACTGTAAAGGGCGTGGTATGGCAATAGACAAAGAAACGCTAAGGTTAACCGGTGAGGCTGTCAGTATGCCTTGTAAGCGTTGTTCTGGTCGTGGTTACGAGCGAATACCTGCATCAAAGGCTTTTCAGGCTGTGTCTCATTTAGGGATTACGATTGATCAATGGAAGCGTTCAGTTAGTAAATTTTATGAGTCATTGGCGGTTGAGTGTGAAAAAGGAGAAAGTAACGCAGATTACATACTAAAAAAGGTAACAAATTAAAAACGAATACTTCTAACGAATGAATTGACTTTTGCACCTTTCTGTGTAAATATCGTTCTAACGATGGGTTATTGCCATTTCGTTAACGTTAAAAGAATTCAAGACCTCGCTCCGGCGGGGTTTTTTGTTATCTGCAACCTGTAAGCAATCGTTACAAGTTCAACTCTCCGGAATTTCCGGATAGTTCACATATTCGGTTATTCCGAACAACTCATTCAGAAGATCGCTTAGGCGGTCTTTTTTCGTATATATTAATTTGCCTTTAGCTTTATATCTTCTTGTCATAAAATGTAATTTGGATTTTTGCAAGGAGATGTAATGAACCAATTAGAATTGCCATTAATTTCTAGGCAGGAAAACAATGTAGTTATTTCACAAAGAGCTCATGATGGATACATAAATGCTACTGCAATGTGTCAAGCTGCTGGGAAGAGGCTCAATCATTACCTTGATAATAACTCAACAAAAGCATTTGTTGCTGAATTATCGAGCGATACCGGAATTCCGGTATCGGAATTAATTCAAATAGTTAGAGGTGGTTTTTCTCAAATGCAAGGCACTTGGGTTCATCCTCAGGTAGCTATCAACTTAGGTCAATGGGCTTCACCTAAGTTCGCTGTTCTTGTTTCAAAATGGGTATTCGATTGGATGTCTGGTGCAAAACAGCATCAATCAGCGATGCCATATCATGTAAGGCGTTACTTAATTAATCGGGAAAAAATACCGCCAACTCACTTTTCTATGCTGGATCAAATGACTTTAAAGTTATTAGCTCCATTAGAATCTAGAGGGTATATGCTCCCACAAAAACTTATGCCTGACATATCTTTAGGTAGATTCTTTAGCGATATTCTCAGGGCTAGAGGTTATGATCCTGATTCATTTCCTGTTTATGAGCATGAATTTGATGATGGAAGAAGACCAGTTGTTAAGGCAAGGCTTTATCCAAATGAGTTAATGACAATGTTTAATTTTGAAATTAACAACTGGATAAAGAATAAATCAATAACTTACTTTAAGGGTAAAGATAAAGAAGCATTACCTCATCTGAATGATATAATATTAGCCTTACCAGCCCCAGAGTAATTATGAATCACTTATAGCAAGCCTCACTTTTAGTGGGGCTTTTTCGTATATGCCGACCACAGAATCAATCACAACACCTCACGTTCACACAAGAGCTGTGAGTCGGCTCCTATTAACTAATCAGGACTATACATATATGCAAGAGCCGTTAACAGGCACAGCAACCGCCTCGTTAGCGGGTGTCTCTATTGTAGGTCTCTATTCAGGTATGGACGCGGGCGTTGTTATCGGTGCGTTCGCAGGGGCGGTGATATTTGTATTGTCTGCTCATGATATCCGGCTGTTAAAACGATGGGCGTATTTCACGGTTGCATTTGCGATTGGGATATTAGGCGCTGATTTCATGTCATCACTACTGAGTGGCATTATCGGAGATAAAGAAGTCGATCGCTCAGTTGGTGCCATGTTCTCATCGGCTGGTTTAGTTGGTGTGTTGGTAACGATATCTAAGCCCGGTGCGCTAACTGACAGTATCAATAACGTTATTAATAACCTGATAGACAAATTCAGAGGGGGTGGAAGATGACCATCTCGTTGTTTTGGATTTATGTCAACTTTTTCACGTGTTTATTCGCTGTTATTCGTCTTGTTAACTATGAGCGTAACGGCGCTAAATACAAATTCTTTCCGTCACTTATAGCATGGGTTCTCATTGTCATGCTGGGTTCTATCCCACTACGCATATTAACGAATGACTACGCTCATGCAGATCCATTTGAAGTCGGAATCAATATCACGCTATGCGCACTAATAATTCTTAGCCGTGGGAATGTAATGCAAATATTTAGAGGGGTTAGTAAAAATGACACTCGGTGAGAAACAACGAAAATTCACTCGCATGATTGCGGACTTAATTATCTTTGCTTATGACAACGGCTATGAGCTGACGTTTTCAGAAGCATACCGAACACCTGAGCAAGCACAGTTAAATGCCAAATCAGGTGCTGGTATTAAAAACAGCTTACACACACAACGCCTAGCTGTGGATTTCAACCTATTTAAAGACGGTAAATATCTAACAGCATCAAGTGATCATAAATTGCTTGGCGAATACTGGGAATCTATCGGCGGTACGTGGGGCGGTCGTTTCAATGACGGTAATCACTACTCGTTAGAGCACAATGGCGTTAAGTGATATGAACACGCTAACTAAGGTATTAGCTGGGCTACTGGCAATATCTGCATTCTGGCTTTGGTGGGTAATAGATGATTACGACAAATTAAGCAAAGATTACAACACAGCAACCACTCAATTATCACAACAAGTCGAAATCAACAAAGACTATCAAGCCCGTATCACTCGACTAAACCAACTCGATATTCGTCACTCACAGGAGTTAGCCAGTGCAAAGAATGAAATCAACACTCTTCGTGATGCTGTTAACTCTGGTTCTAAGCGGGTGTACGCCAAAGCTGAGTGTCCAGCAGCCACCAAGAATTCAACCGAAAGCGGAAGCGATGAAGCCACCGCACGACTTAACAAAGCAGTTGAACAAGATTATCTACGTCTCAGAGAAATGATAGTCGAGAATGAACAGCAAACTTTGTATTTGCAGAATTACATCAACACTGAATGCCTCGCTCAATAGCGGGGCTTTTTAATGGAGAAATATCATGGCAGTAGAAGGTTCAGATAATCCAGTTAAATTCCGTGAAGAACTGGATAAAAGCATTCCAAAAGAATAAAAAAAGCCCAGCATGGGTGCATGGGCAAACTAACAGGATATTAATCAAAGTATAGTGATAATTACTTAGTATAGCTTAAGTAAATATATATATCAGCAATTAGATAATCGTTTATCCATTAAGGAGAGTGATCATATCTTGACTGCTAGGAACAGACTAGAAGTGGCTTATCAGTGTATCGCTAAGCTGCGAACTCTACGCATTTCATCGGCGCATTCACCGCGCAATTAAAAACACTCACAGAACCTTACAGAAAGTCGAACCTGAGAAAAACCGTTAATGGTGTTTTCTGTGGGGCGGTTATTTCTGGTGAACAGGTTCGCTTTTCTATAAGGAAATACACCATGAGCAAATCATTAGTTTTTAAAGGTAATGAAATTACTCCATTTGATAATGGTGATAATAAGATTTGGTTTACTAGCTCTCAGATGGCTAAGCTTCTCGAATACAAAAATGAGAAGTCAGTAACCAATCTATATAACGCCAATAAAGATGAGTTTTCTGATGATATGACAATGGTCACTGAAACAATGACCAATGGAATAAACAACAACTTACGTAAGAAAAAGGTCAGGATCTTCTCTGTTAGAGGTGCGCATCTAATCGGAATGTTAGCTAACACAGATGTAGCGAAAGCCTTGCGTCGATGGTTGCTTGATCTAGCTGAAAAAGAGTCAAAACCACAAACGGGGTTAGCAAACCGTGATATGAATGAGCTTAAAAGCCTGACTATCAATGAGATGCAAAATAGATTAGTAGCGGCAGATAATTGGTCGTTCGAGAACTTTGGCAGGAAAGGTAGTGACTTAATGAATTTACGCAAGCGTCACTTAAAGAAAATACGCAAAGCGAAGAAGGCAATTAAAGAACTATCACAATTAACCTTACCTGATATGGGCGAATTTCCAGATGGAGAAGAGCCGGCATGAACCACGAACAATTCATAGAGCAGAACGTACTAGCCGAGTTAAAAAAGCTCGGCTTTTCTTTACCTGTTTGTCGTAGAGCGAGTTACATGGCGGTAGATCATTATCGCCGAAGCTCTCAAGCAAGTAGAAAAGGGCGAATGTTTGACGACTGCTTACATATTGCCAAAGTGTGGGCGAGTAAGTTTGCTAAGGAGAAAGTATGACCAAACAAGAAAAAGACTGGCTAGATACTCTCCATCGTCAATTACAGCAATCACTTGAATACTTACACTGTGGCAGAGTTGATGATGGCAGGATAGTTGCTGAAATCGTCGAGCGCGAGTTAGGCAAGTTAGTCAACAAACAGAAAACCAAATAGGCCCTAGTGGCCTTTTTTATTGGGTGGGATATGAAAAATAATGACAACTTAGAAAACGATACCGATATCGCTATTGGATTGATTCCAGTATCTGATAATGGTCGTATTACCGCTTTCACATCAGATGGAAAGCCTATCCGAGGATTAGTCTGTTGTAATGTCGATAGTGATCATGGTGATTTAGTAAGAATGACATTAACAGTGGAAGTTACCAATCGAGATGGGAAGCTTGCAATATGTAACTTCAAAAAAGATGAAATTGAAGAAATAAGAGCAAACTTCTTAATGAAATAAACACCTGCATTCACTTTTCGCTTATTAGATAAGGTGGCGATTATGAGCAAAACAAGAACATTTTATTGCAAAGTTACATTACGCCGTTACATGAAGCCGATGTTAATCATCGCTGCGTTAACTAATTGGCGATGGCTTACGGATTTGTGCTTTAAGGTTGAGGTTGTACCTCAAGGGAAAGAAGTGGAGTTGAGTAGTGAATAAATATCACGTAATAGCAACTAAGAAAGACGGAACCACATACGAAGGCGTGATGACCACTAAAGAGCCTCGTGTGACTAATGGGTTAATCGGTATCGCATCACTCGATGGTTCATGGGTATACATATCACCTGATGAGATTAGTGATATTAAATATGTTCCAGTGGTTGAACAGTAAATATTAAGGGAAGGGTATGGGACAACAATCTAAACAGGTTGGTTGCCCTAGCAAGCTGACTAATGAGCTAATCGCTAAGGCAAAGGAATACCTGTACGGCGGTTACAAAGAAAATGAAGGTCAGGTTATACCTAGTATTGCAGGTTTGGCGTGTTATTTGGGAATAGCTCGTTCAACTGTTTATGAGTACGGAAAGCAAGATAGTGATCTAGGTCGTGAGTTTTCGGACACGTTAGACGGAATTATGGCTTTTCAGGAAATGAAGCTAATTAATAGCGGATTGGCTGGCGACTTTAACGCAACAATCACAAAGCTAATGCTGGCTAATCATGGGTACTCTGAAAAGCAAGAGGTAGATCATCAGTCATCTGATGGGTCAATGTCACAGAAGCCAACAGTGATTAGGCTGGTAGGAGTATCACCTGATGGAGCAGACAGTTGATTTACCAATTCCTGCCAAGTTAGTTCCGGTGTTCGCAAAAGAAGGCGTTCGATATCGCGGTGCTTTTGGTGGTCGTGGTAGCGCAAAGACTCGCACATTCGCAATGATGAGTGCAGTAAAAGCATATCAGGCAGCAGAACAAGGCATTAGCGGAGTCATTCTTTGTGGGCGTGAGTTTATGAACTCACTCGAAGAATCATCAATGGAAGAGGTAAAACAGGCGATACGGTCTATTCCTTGGTTGAATGATTACTTTGATATTGGTGAAAAATATATCCGCACTAAATGCAAGAGGGTTAATTACGTATTTTGCGGGCTAAGACATAACTTAGATAGCATTAAATCCAAAGCAAGAATACTGCTAGCTTGGGTGGATGAAGCAGAGTCAGTATCAGATTTGGCGTGGAAAAAGCTAAGACCAACAGTCCGTGAATCTGGTTCTGAAATATGGGTGACATGGAACCCTGAGAAGGACGGCAGTGCCACTGATAAACGTTTCAGAAAAACACCTCCAAAAAATTCAATCATCGTTGAAATGAACTACAACGATAACCCGTGGTTCCCTGATGTTCTGGAAGAAGAAAGGCTCGATGATCTTAACAGTCTTGAATATTCCGACTATGCGTGGATATGGGAAGGGGCTTATCTTGAAAACTCCGATAAGCAGGTATTAGCAAATAAATACGTTGTTAAATCATTCCCTGATGACTTATGGCAGAAAGCAGACAGATTACTATTCGGTGCTGACTTCGGCTTTGCGAAAGACCCTAACACGCTATTGCGCCAATTCATTCTAAACGACTGCCTGTACATCGAGTACGAGGCATACGGAATAGGTGTTGAGCTTGACCATATGCCAGCGTTTTACGACAAGATACCTGAATCTCGCAAGTGGCCAATTAAAGCAGACTCCGCACGACCCGAAACAATCAGCTATTTAAAACGCCAAGGCTTCAATATCTCTGCCGCTAAAAAATGGCAAGGTAGCGTAGAAGATGGCATTACACATCTGCGCGGATTCAAGCAAATAATCATCCATCCTCGCTGTAAAGAAACAGCAAAAGAAGCTCGTCTTTACTCATACAAAACAGACCGGATCACTGGTGAGGTTCTTCCCGTTATTGAGGATAAGAATAACCATTGCTGGGATGCGGTTAGATATGGGCTTGATGGGTATATCACACAAAAATCAAATGCTGGCCTATTGGTTCCAAAACGATTACTGAGGCGATAATGCAAGAAAACATGAAACTAGCCGTCAATCACATGGTGAGTGATGCGATAGCTCGTGCCCGTATGGCTTTGGTTAATCCAACCATGGGGCTTGATGCGAAGCGATCATCTGCTTGGTGTGAATACGGATTCAAACAAGATTTAACCTTTGAGGATTTATATAAACTATTTCGCCGTGGTGGGATTGCCTTTGGTGGGGTAACAAAACTCGTAGGTAATTGCTGGAAAACATCACCTCAAGTGATTGAGGGTGATAAAGCAGATAAATACAAGAAAGAAACAACTTGGGAAGCTTCATTTAAAAAGTACGTGAATAAGCGTATTTGGAAAGCGTTCAAAGAAGCAGATCAGAAGCGTCTTGTTGGTCGTTATGCGGGTTTAATTCTTCATATCAATGATAGTGGAAAGTGGCATGAGCCTGTAACGAAGTCAAAGTTACTTAAAAAGGCAACGCCAGCATGGGCGAATGCAATTAAGCCTACTGATTGGGTGACGGATATTAATTCTCCTAATTACGGTCAACCTAGCATGTGGCAGTACACGGAGACGCTACCAAATGGCGGGACTAGAAATATCAATATTCATCCGGATAGGATTTTCATTCTAGGTGATTATTCAGTTGACGCTATCGGCTTTCTTGAGCCTGCCTATAACGCCTTTGTAAGTCTTGAAAAGGTTGAAGGCGGATCTGGTGAATCATTCCTTAAAAACGCAGCAAGACAGCTAAATATCAACTACGACAAAGAGTCTAGGTTAGATGAAATAGCAAGAATGTACGGCGTTGATGTTTCTGGTTTGCAGGAAATATATAACGAAGTTGCCAGAGAAATTAACATCGGTAACGATTCGGTTCTTGTTACTCAAGGGGCTAACGTTTCACCACTGGTTAGTGCTGTATCAGATCCGACACCAACCTATATGGTTAATCTGCAAACAGCATCAGCCGCAATGGATATTCCATCCAAAATATTGGTTGGTATGCAGACTGGCGAAAGAGCCAGCACCGAAGATCAGAAGTATTTCAATGCACGATGCCAATCACGCAGAGAAAGCGAACTCTCATTTGAGATAGAGGACTTCATCGACCACCTAATTAACATCAAGGTGCTAGAGCCTATCGGTGAGAAAACGGTTGTTTGGGATGATTTAAACGAGCAATCAGCTATTGAGAAGCTCGATAGCGCTGAGAAGATGAGCCTAATTAATCAAACTGCTCTCGCTACTGGTGAGCCGGTGTTTAGTGTCGAAGAAATTAGGGAGGCGGCTGGCTATGAAAATGACAGCGAAGAGCCATTAGGTGAAACTGATGAAGATACAGAAGATAAGGACGGCGATAAGGCCAGGAACGAAAGCTGACCCAACATCAGTCGATAAACTAGAACGTGGCGCAATGAGAGAGTTTGCGAAACGCATTAGAAGAATATCAAAAGGCTATATTCAACTTCTTAATAGAATCCCCTCTGAGCCAGTCGTCAATAGAAAATACCAATTCGATTTAGACCCTAACTATCTATCAATACTATTGAGAGATGGTGAGCTAATGGTTGATGAGGTGCTTCTGAATGGCGGTGAGTTCGGTAACTTTCTTTTCCTCGAATACGTCAGCACAGCATACGAAAGAGGAACAGCACAGCAGTATGCAAACTTAGCACAGCAATCAATTGTCTACGCAGCTACTCAACAAAGTGTTGCAACGATACTGATGAGTGAGCCATATCAACTAAGAATGGCTCTAGTTCGCGCTCGTGTGTTCGAGGAAATGAAAGGGTTGTCAGGTCAGGTTAAAGCTGACATGGCTCGCATTCTTACGGATGGTATCGCGAGGGGTTTAAATCCTCGTGAAGTAGCGAGAAATCTAACCAATCAATCCGGCATTGAAACTCGTCGAGCTAATCGGATAGCAAGGACAGAGATACCAAGTGCATTGCGTAGGGCGCGATTAGATGAAGCCGACGAAGCCAAGGAAATGCTTAACCTTGAAACTCGCGAAATTCATATCTCTGCACTAAGCCCAACGACGAGAGCTAATCATGCCGCTAGGCACGGGAAGATGTTTACGTCTGATGAACAGCGTGATTGGTGGGCTCGTGACGCTAACTCAATTAACTGCAAATGCTCAACTGTAACCGTTCTTGTTGATAAAGATGGCAAGCCTTACAACAAGACTCTCATCAATAAACTGTTAGAGGAAAAAGAAGCCATGAAAGAACGTGGTTATCAATGGGCGGAGGAATAACTGATGCCAATTCAAGTAAACGTCACGACCAGGGTTAATAGCGCCTCTATTCGGCGTGAAACATACAACGGTCGTGAACACATTATTATCCCAAGTTATACGCTTCCAGCAAACGTCATTATGAATGGTGGATTATATCCAGCAAGTGAGATTGACGCCCATTACCGAGAGTTAGAAGGCACTCCTGCGCCATTAGGCCACCCTACGCTTGATGGTCAGTTTGTATCAGCGCTTTCTTTCGAGGGTCTTAATGTTGGGTATATCGGTGCGGCAAACAGAAATGTTTCTAAGGTCGGTAATCGCATCTATTTAGAAAAGTGGATAGATGTAGATAAGGCTAAAGAGTCAGAAGGTGGTAAGGAAGTTCTTCATCGCGTCGAAGCGATTGAAAGTGGTGAAAGTTCAGAGCCAATTCATACGAGCGTTGCTGTTTTTCTTGAACAGATTGAAGCAAACGAAGAACAGAAAGCGCAGGGGTATAACTGGATTGCAAAGATACACAGCATGGATCATGACGCAATTCTGCTTTATGAGTCAGGCGCAGCAACACCAGCTCAAGGTGTCGGAATGATGGTTAATGCTGACCAGGCCACAGAGGTTAAAACTAACAGTGGCGCTCTAGTTGGTGAAACTTATCGTGAAAAATCACATCGCCTTGAAATGGCTGCAAAGAAACAGTTCGTTGCTGGTGATGGTTATGTGTGGGTATCGGACTTCACAGATACTCATGCAGTAATCGTTATCGATGGAGGTAATGCAAAACTACATTCCTACACAAATGAAAATGGCAACATCACCTTTGATGCGCAAGGCGAAGAAGTTGAGCGTCAAGAGTCGTGGGTGAAGGTTGTAACAAACAAACTTAAATCAGCTTTCAGTAAACCGCAGGCAAGCCCTGCAATCAATAACAGCACGGAGGGCGACATGCCTTTAACTCAAGAAGAAAAAACAGAGCTTTATTCAGAAATCGGCAAACAAATTGCTGCGAATGTAACAAAAGCATTGGAAGGTATCACGTCAAAAATTGATACGTTACAAGCCAATCAAGATCAGTTAAAAGAAACTTTAACCGCAAATCAACGCGCAGAAGAAGCAGAAATGCGCAAAGCAGTTGCCGAAAAATACGGTGAAGTGGTTGCAAACTCACTGCAAGGTCAGGCGCTGATCGACATGCATAAACAAATTGGTGACGCAGCAAGTTTGGCTGGCAACTCAGGCGCTCAACAAGAGCAAACTGGCGCACCAGATCCAGTGGCATACTTTGGAGGTGCTAAATAATGGCTACTAGTCGCTACCGCCGTGTAAACCTTGACGGTAAATCAATCACGGAAACTCGTGCAGCAAAAGCAGTTACGTTGCCGGGCACCTTTGTTGTTATTAACGCAGACAATGAGTTCGCTCAAGCCACCGCATTATCCGGTCGCATTTATGTAACCAATCCAGCATATCACCAAGGGCTATCTATTCGTGATGGCGTTCCTATTGGTGATTCTCTGGTTGGTGAGTATGTAGAGGAAGGTCGAGAGTTGGCCGTATTAGTTCCTGCTGGCGATTATAAAAAAGACTCTCCGATCAAGCTTGGTGCTGATGGTAAAGGTGCTCTTGCATCCGCTGATACGGAATCAGTAATTGGCTACTCTCAGGATGAAGTGACACTAAAAGCTGATGATTTCATTCGTGTTCGCTTTCGTGTTGGCACTGTGGCTGCTGCGTAATTAAAAGGAAAAAACTATGTTTTATACTGCTGAAACTTTAGCAACAAATAGCCGACTGCAACGTCAGTGGGATAGCCTATGGGCTACACGTAATATCTATAATACGCAACATAACCTGATGATAAACCAGTATCGGAATGTTATGGATGGTGAGACTTTAGCGGCAAACCAGTCAGGCGGTTTCTCTAAGGACTTTTGGAAAGAAGTAGATAACAATATTATTCAGTTGCGCGACCAAGAAACAGGCATGGAAATCGTCAATGATTTAATGGGCCTGCAAACAGTGTTACCAATTGGCAAAACAGCGAAACTGTATAACGTGGTTGGTGATATTGCTGATGACGTATCAATCAGCATCGATGGTCAAGCGCCATACTCTCATGATCATACCGATTATGGTTCTGATGGTGACCCAATCCCAGTATTTACCGCTGGCTTTGGTGTTAACTGGCGTCATGCGGCGGGTTTAAGCACAGTTGGCATTGATCTTGTTCTTGATTCTCAAACTGCAAAAATGCGTCAATTCAATAAGAAAGTAGTTAACTACTTCTTAAATGGTGATGCATCTATTAGTGTTGAGGGATACAAAGGCCAAGGCCTGAAAAATCACCGCAACACAGCGAAAATCGACTTAGGAGCTTCTGGTGCTAATATCGATTTAACCACTGCTGATTTGCCTGCATTGTTAGCGTTCTTTGGTTTTGGTGGTGCGTTCGGTCAGACTGCATTCAACAACAAAGTAGACGCTTACGATGTTATGTGGGTGAGTTACGAAGCATGGGGCAACTTAATTAAGCCTGTGGTTGTTTCTGTCGGTGCTGGTGCTGGTAATAGCGTGGTAAATGGTCGCATTATCGACACATTACTACCGTATGCTGGCGTGAAAGAAATTCGCCCTACTTATGCGCTTAAAGGCTCTGAGTTTATTGCTTATCAACGCCGTAAAGATGTAGTGACACCGTTAGTTGGTATGGCAACAGGTGTTGTTCCTAAACCTCGCTTTATGCCACAGGAAAACTATAACTTCCAAATCATGAGCGCAGCAGGTCTGCAAATTACTCGTGACGGTGACGGAAAGTCAGGTGTGGTTTACGGTGCTAAACTGAGCTAAGGATCTGCAATGACAAAGTACGAGGTTATTATCCCTTGGCATGGTGTCGAAAAGGGTCAGGTGGTTGAGTTAGAAAATCTTCATCCAGCCTTAAGGCTAATGTTAGAGCATTATCTAATGATGCCGCTGAACTGGTTCCAGCCACACCAAAAGCCAAGTCTAAAAAAGACAAAGACGAATAGCCGCGAAAGCGGTTTTTTTATGCCCTCGAAAGGGGGCTTTGCTTTGTGAGGTAATAATGATCACAAAAGAGCAAGCCAAAGAGTACCTGACAGGGCAGGGAATAGAATTACCTGATTTTATTCTCGAAGCACTTATTGAGCAGGTAGGCAGTATTCAAGAATGCCTTGATAAACACTATCCATCAGCAACTGCACTATTAATCCAGATGTATCTGCTTTCACTCATGGCACTTGGTCAAGGCGATAAATATATCAGCTCACAAACAGCACCTAACGGCGCATCACGCTCATTTCGATATCAATCGTTTGGTGATAGATGGAAATCGGCTGCGTCACTACTGCGTGGTTTAGATAAGCACGGTTGTGCTAATGGGTTAATACCAGACGATCCAACTCAAACTGCTCATGCTGGTTTGTGGATAGCGAAAGGTGGCTGTATGTGTAGGGGGGCGTAATGAGTTCAGTTGCGAATTGGGCTTACACCTCGTGGGCTACTTTATGGCGACCAAACGGAAAAGATAAATACGGCAAAGTTACATTCTCAGAGCCGGTTCATTTTCTTTGTGGCTATGGTAGTGAGCTTAAGTCTGGAAAGTTGGATGTTGGCTCTGAAATCACCATTAAGTTGGTTTTCTGGACTGAGTATGCTGATGCTAAAAAAGGTGACTTTATCGCTATTGGTAAGCACTCAGGCGATCCGTTATCTGTCAGTGCTGATGAAATAAAATTCATCAAACGCGATGAAGACCTATTTGAGCATATTGCAGATGACTACACTCTGATAACGGCGGTGTGATATGGGCGCAAAAGTAAGGGGTATTTCTCAGGCTAACGCAAACCTTAGAGCACTTGTTGGTGACATACAAGGTAAGAAAGTGATGAGAGCTATTCAGTCAGCTTTGTTGATTGGTAGTGCTCAGGCGGCTATATACACACCTATTGATACATCAACACTTATCAACTCTCAATTCAGAGAAGTCACTGTTAATGGCACTAGAGTAACCGGTCGTGTCGGATATACAGCAAACTACGCGGTTTATGTTCATGATCCAAGAATTAAGCAAAACTTTAGGCGCTCAAGTGCTCGTAAAGAGTTCTTATCTCGTGGTTTTGAAGATGAACGCAAGGCTATTGATGACGCGGTGAGACGGGAGCTTCAAATATGATACATGAGAAGTTTGAGCGCTACTTAAACAGAGGTAATTTACTAGATGGTTTCATCGTTCAATATCTGACGTGGAATGAGCAACCAGAGGAAAAGACTCAGCAATATGCTGTTATTCAGCCTGATAATGGTAGCGGTCGATTTGCTGATTTGGGTGCTGATGATTTCTTGACGCTTGTTCTAGTATCTGCGCAGTATGATCCTGAACCTGCACTGATAAGAGCTAATGAAATTCTAAACTTTGTTGCTGAATTCCCTGATGATTGCGAACTCAATTCAATCTACAACTTAGGCGGTCTACCAAGACCCATACCGACAGAAGAAGGTCGGTTTATCCTCAAGCTTTCTTTCCAATGTACATCTTAAATTAAACACATCTCAACAGGTCGCTTATGCGGCCTTTTTATTTGCAAATAAAGAGGTTATAACATGTCACAATGTCCTGACAAAAAAGGATTGGTAATGGGTAATGCGGGAATTATCCGTATTGCAAAAGGATGCCCTGACCAAGTACCAGCACAAGATCAATTCTTACGCTTAGGTGCATTAACAACCAAGTCATTCGATTTTGGTATGGAGACGGTAACGTCTAATGCTGATGATATCAAAGGGTTAACAGAATCAATCGTCACTGGTGCTGACTTCACCATTAGTTTTGATGGGGAATTGAAGAAATCTGGCGTAACTGGCTCTACTTCTGCTTTCGATATTGCCAAAGAAATTCTTGATGAAATCAAAGCTGGTCGCCAACCAGATTATTGGATTCAACTTGATATGAAAGGTGATGGTTCTGATGTTGTTCAGGGCTATATGTTATTTACATCATGGTCAATGGAATTTCCAACAAAAGAAATTTCCACTTATTCGGGTGAGCTAAAAGTTGCCGATGCAGAAACGGTTGAATGGCTACAAGAAGAAATCGTTGTTGAAAGTATTGCCGTTGAGCCAGCCATTCTGTCTGTAAAGGTGGGTGAAACTAAGACATTTACCGTCAAATTTACCCCAACCGATGCGACGAACAAAAACTACACTGCCGTAAGCGATAAGCCGAACTTTGCAACAGTTACCCAGCTCGTGAATGTGGTCACTGTGCGTGGTGTTGCCGAAGGCACTGCAAATATCACTGTTACATCCGAAGATGGTAATAAAACTGCAAAATGCGTGGTCACTGTTACCGCTGCTTAATATTACAAAGGGTGCTTTCGAGTACCCTTGATAATATTCAGGAGGGATTATGACACCTATTTTAGAAATCGGGGAGATGGTTATCTCTACTGATAAAAAGGATTACTTATTTAGACCATCGTTCATCAATATGACAAAAATAGGTGAGCCTAAACAGATTGTGAGTGCGTATGGTCAATTAAATGGCACAGAGGTACAAGAGTTAATTACTCGTGCCGTAATGAGCTACAGGGTTATTCCTGAGTGGTTAATAAAAGCCATTAGCAAGCCAACATATGGGCGTAATATCCTACAAATTGCAATGATGGTTATGCAGGCGTGTTGTGATGATGACTGTTCTGAAATCATTGGCGAATGGAAATCAGGTAAACGCGGTATCATCTATAAAAACGGCAAGATGCCAATCGCTGACATTATCGTCATTGCTCGAGAATTATTCACTCACGGAATTATCGGTAAAGCGAAGATCCGTAAACTTCAACGCAATGAAGGCAAAAACGAATTCTCAGATGAGTTTATGGCAATTGACTACATCAGCTCTGCTCGTGCGCACTTTGGTATGAATCGAGAGGAAGCCGAGCAGCTAACCATGACTGAATTTCAGATGATGCTTAAAGCCAAATATCCTGATGAGAAAGGATTTACTAAAGAAGAATACGACAACATCATGAAACAAGATGATAAGCGCAATGATGAACTGATCAGTGGTAAGCGCAGATTGGTGAGTAGGAAGAGAAAGTAACCAAGGGCATCCGTGCCCTTTGTTCGTTTTCTGAAAGCGGTAATTTCAATCTTGTCCGAAGATAGCCGAACGGTGGATTTGAGTCGTTTTGTGGGTAGTGGTACTGTGTTTATGTACAGTTCTGGCGCTACTGTTAAAATTACCAGATAACCATACATAAATAATATTGATATTATAATTAGATAATTACCAGCGAGCATCGCAAGATAATATTGCGGTGTAATAAAATAGCATCTAAATATAAATCGGTATTGATTATATGAATAAGCCATTATCTAAACGTGTTAAAAGATTAAGGATTGGTTTCTATACTAGTAGTGATGTGACAAAAAATAAAAATTCATCACTGACTAAAAAGGCTTTTAATACTCTATATAAGGAATGTACATCAACTCTTATTAATTATAAAATTGTAGGTAATCAAGAGAGAAAGTTAAAAATTACATTTTTAGAGAAAGATGATGATGCTGGGTTCTTCTATGGGTTTATGACAATGCATAGAAATAGTGCTCACTTAGCATATATATCTGATAATGATACGTTTTTAGAGAGAAAAATACCCTTAACACCATTGCAGAGTTTGGCTGAGAGGTCATACTTTCTGTATTATTTTAATACAGATTTACTTTTGCTCTCAGAAAACCATTTAGGGCCTAAGGCGACGGATTTATCTTATGCGTTATTTTCATTATCGAATAGAGAGTCTAGAGTCAGCTTTTCGGCGATATGGAAAGAAGAGAGTATTCGTGAGCTATTTGAATCTGGGACAATACTAAAAACCTGTGAAGTAACAATAGCTGCGCCTAGAGATTTTAATAAAACAAATTATGATTTAAAGCATAACCTATCATCGCAAATAGCAGAAATGCTCGCTGGATCAGGAACATCTCACTTAGACTTAGTGCTAAGAGGAAAGTCTTCTAAGACTAGCAAAGGTTATGAATATTTATCTGAAGATGTTAAGCAAAGTATAAAGGAAATGATTGAGAAGTTTAAAGGCGGGAAAAGTGGAGCGGAGGTTCAGCGAGCTGATGTTATTAGAAAAGGTAGCAACAGAAAAACTAGCCTTCTCGATCAAGTCTTAAGGCACACAAAAAATGTGATCATTCAGAATGATGGATATCCAAAGGATGATGATGTTAAACAGGCATTAATTCAATCAAAGATTGATAATCTTCAATATTTATCCCAATATGAAGTAGCGACTGATCAATGATCAAGAGGAAAGTATGAACGCAACAGTGGTTTTTATTTTAAAATCTATTGCGGTGGTGATACTTGTATTTTTTAGTAAAGACTACATGATTACCATGGAGCATGGTGTCATAGTATCTGTTGCTGGTGTTGTTTCGACAATATCTGGAATACTGTTTGGCTTTGTTCTTGCTGCGATATCAATTTTAAGCAGCTCAAGCAGCTCGAATGGTATAATTGATGCATTGAAAAAAAATAATGCGTTCCAATTACTAGTAAGAGGCTTATTAAGTACTGGGATTACTCTTATAACTGCCTGCCTTTTTACATTGATATCAATGTTTTTACCTAGCAATAATATATTTTTTTCTGATGTGATATTTTTACTTATAGGTCTATTTTATATATTAATATCGATAGTTACGTTTATGCTATGCTGGCGGAAATTAAGCTGGATATTTCCACATATGTAGAAAATTCAATACAATATAAACTAACCCACTCCGGTGGGTTTTTTGTTGCCCAAATTTTACCACGCCTCTTAACTGAGGCTTTTTGCTTTTCTTTGCACCACAAACAGCTAAACTAATAACAAATTAACTAACGAGGATGGTGTTGTGAGGAAACTATTAATTGCATCTATTGGGGTGTTATCTTCCTTGGCTATTTTATTTAGTGCTAACTCTATTGCTAAAGAAAATATAAAAATATCAGATGTTGCAAAAGCAGTTTGTATTAATCACAAAGATAAAGAATCGTGTGAAGGCCTTGTTATCGCATCAATGGGGCATGCTTTCGATCAAGGGAGGATTAGCATGGTTTGCGATTTAATGCGTGAATCTGGGGATGAGATACCAGAAGAGCAAAAGGATAGATGTGATGAAGCAAATGAAATGTTGTTAGATGTGCGAAGTGTAAAATATTAGCCTGATATATTAACAATCTCAACCCTGCCAATCGGCGGGGTTTTTCATTTTAAGGAGCCGATAAATGGCAAATGTAGGTGAAATTGTTTATCAAGTTCAAATGGATGTTCAGCAATTGCTAACATCTCAGCGTCAGTTAGAGCAACGTCTTAATCGAATGGATAGCAGCTTTAACAGAACGTCTCAGTCGGTGAATAACACTGAACGTTCAATGTTATCTTTATCCAAAGTTGCCGCATCACTTGCCGGTTATTTATCGGCTTCAATGGTTGCTAGTTACTCCGAAGCATGGACTGAGTTAAACAACAAATTATCTAACTCTGTTCGTGCAAGTGAGTCACTTATTGATGTTACTCAACGAGTATTTGATATCTCTCAAGCAACGCGATCTAGTCTTGATGCCACAGCAACACTCTACGCACGATTAGAACGAGGAACGAGAGAGTACAATACATCAGCAGAAGACTTAGCAAAATTAACATCCATCATTAACCAAGGTTTTATCGTATCTGGTGCTACTGCGCAGGAAGCAGAAAACGCCATTATTCAGCTATCGCAGGGTATCGCGTCTGGCGTTCTCCGTGGTGAGGAATTTAACTCAGTAGCAGAGCAGGGTAGCCGCTTGATGGTTGCGCTTGCTGACTCAATGGGTGTTGGTATTGGTCAGCTGCGCAAGATGGCTGCGGAAGGTAAACTAACTACAGATGTTGTTGTGAAAGGATTGCTTTCTCAAGGTGATGCGATCGGTAAAGAGTTCGCTAAAACTACTCGAACAATGTCACAGGCATTTCAAGAGGCAGGGAACAACTTAACCAAGTTTCTTGGTGAAAACACAACAATAAAGACATCTATTAACGTATTCAGTGATGCTGTTATCGCCGTCAGTAGGAATTTAGATGCCATGGCTGACGTTTTAACTTTTGCAGCTGGGGTTATAGGGTCTAGATTTCTTGCTGCACTATCTCTTGCTGGTGCTGCACAATTAAAGAAAGCAAAAGATACCATAACGGCTACTATAGCGACAAGAAACTCAGCCAAAGCAGAGGTAATTGCTGCAAAAGAGACGCTAACTAGGGTGCAGGCAGAAAAGGCATTTGCTTTAACGACTCAACAATCATTATCAGCTCAGCTTTCAGCCGCTCAGACTGAACAACAACGCTCAAGAATAAGAAATGAATTATCGGCAAATTCAGCAAGAATAGCAGCACTGACCAGACAGGAAACCCTAGAAACAAATAGATTAGCTGCGGCCCAAGCAAGAGTTGCATCAACAAGTATTACTATGGCTAGTGCAATGAAAGCTCTCAATATTGCCACGGCTCCTTTGGGTGGGCCTATGGGGGCACTAATGCTTGCTGGTGCCGCAATGTATTACTTCCATCAAAAAACGGAGCAGGCGAAGCAAGAGGCTCGAGATTTTGCTGATAGTGTCGATCAGTTAACAGCTAAATTAAAAGAGCTTTCATATCAAGAGATTGCTCGTGACGCTCAGGATGCTGCTGATAAGCAAAAAGTTCTAAATGCAGAAATGAAAGAGCAAGAAAAGCAACTAGCTAGGCTAGAAGCTCGATTAAATATGCAACAAGAAGCTCTTGGTGATAATCCTGAATTAATTGAAAGAAACACTATAAATATATTAAGAGAAAAAATAAAACTAGAAGGTGATCTAGCTGAAAACAAAAAACGCTCAGAATTAATAACTAAATATCTAACAGATGCACAAAATGAGTACGATAAAAAACTGAAGGAGGCTATTGATTTAAGCGTTAAAAGCGCAACAACTCTTGATATTGAAAAATCAGCATTAGGCAGACTCACCCAACAAATAAGAGATGCAACAGGCGCTAAAAGTGAATTTAATGCCACACAATTGGAAGTTAAATTATCAGAGAAGGCCTTGGATTTGCGTAAGACTTTAGAGAGAGAAATAAAGTTAGCAAATTCAAAAAGTGAGGTAGATAAGAGATTATTGCAAGTTCAATTTTATGCAGAAGATAATAATCTATCCAAAGAGGAGGTTTTGGTATTAAATCAGGTAGCAATTGCGGCCCAAGATGCCAAAGACGCCGCGGCTGAACGTAACAAAACGACCAAGGAATCAACCAAAGCCACAGATGCTGCTTATGAAGCACTAAAGCGCCAGAGAGAAGAAATTGAGCTTTTAAACAAAGGTTATAAAGACGGATCTCTTGAAATGGCTAAGTATGATGCGGTTAAAGCGTTGGGTGATACGGCATCTCCTAAGCAGATTGAATTAGCTGAGAAACTCGCAGAAGAAAAATACAACATTGAGCGTAATCTAGCAGATAAGAAAGCCGCGCTTGAGCTTGATTTGGTTGCTAAGGCTAAGGAATCTCACGATAAGCAGTTGGCAGACTTAGAGCGGATAACAAAAGATGATGTATCTCTCACTGAACAGGCAGCAAGGCGTAAAGCTGAAATTGAGGCGGAATATCAACAAAAGATAGCCGAAATAAAGGCTAATAACACTGTATCACCGCAAGATGACATCAAAGGGAAAGTAGATCCTGTTCAGCAACTCAAAAACGAACACGAACGTAAACTTGCACTTATAAAAGAGTACGAAAACCAAAAGGTTTTAACTCAACAGCAAAGTTTAGAGTTAATGAATGCCGCTAATACTCAATATGAGCAAGACCGGTTAAATGCTCAATGGGAGATATGGCGCAATCAGAGTCAAGCTAATCAATTCTTAGCTGATGGGTTGGACGCATTAGGACAACGTTCCGCTAACGTGATTACAGGGCTATTGACAGGTACTCAATCACTTAACGATGCTTTCCGCAATGTGGCATTAACCATTGTAGACCAAGCCGTTGGCGCTCTGGTTCAAATGGGTATGCAGCAAGTTAAGAATATGATTATGGGTGAGAGTATGGCTGCGGCAACAACAGCGTCAACACTAGCTCAAGCCGTGGCTGCTCAATCAGCGTGGGCGCCTGCGGCATTAAGTGCGTCGATAGCGACATTAGGGGCGGCAGTAGCGACAGGAACCTCATCCTATACAGCAGCAATGGCTGCGAGTAAGACGATGGGTCTTGCTGGTGCTAGATATAACGGTGGCCCTGTAAATGCTGGCTCTATGTATCGCGTTGGTGAAAACGGAAAGCCAGAAATATTCAAAGCATCTAACGGTAATCAATACATGATACCGGGTGACAATGGTCGAGTTATCAGTAATCGACAAATGGGCAAAGGCGGTAACGGTGTCAGCATGGGGGATATGAACTTTACATTCCAAGTTCAAGCACCTAATGGCATCACTCAAAAGGAAGCACAACAGATACAGCAAATGGTGAGAGGTACGGTTTATGACGTACTTGGTAACGAAATGCGTAGCGGTGGTGCTTTGGAAAAAGTAAGAAGTTGGTAATTAAGAGAGGTAGTTATGAGTAATAAATCAGGTAATTTTAAAGGTGAAATTAACGTTAGCGAAATGAATGATAATAAAATGGGCGAGTTAGAAAAAAGAATTGAAGCCATGGAAAATCAAACTACTGTTATTAGAGGCAAGAACTTTCACATTAATTCTAATGGTGATTCTTGTTTTACGGTGGTGAAATAGGCTCAATAAATGAGCCTAAGTTAAATGCTATCTATTGGTCGCTTTTCTCAAAATTCTTAATGTAATCATCAAGAGTGTCGTTACCAAGTTCTCTTATTGATTCAATAATCAAAGCTCTATCTTCTGGTGAAAGTTTATCCACAATTAGTGCTATGATTAATTTCATAAAAGAAAGCTCTTTCAATAGATCCATTTCTGTTTTCACATCAGTATGAAATTTATAATTAACGCTGGTTTTTCCTTCTGACATTTCATTTCCTCACACCGAAGTAAATCAGCCATTCCTTCGGCAAGTTTCTCTGGGCTGAATATATAAAATAACCTAATGGATATTTATTAATATCCTGATATTTGATCAGGCGGCTTTGTGTCGCCTTTTTTATTGGAGTAACCAATGGAAGAGTTTAAATGGCGACCTGAAACAGCTTATCAGGTGGGTAATGAGCCTAAAGTGAAAGTAGCTAAGTTTGGTAACGGTTACGAACAAAGAGTCAAAGACGGGATCAACAACCAACTAAAGACTTATCAACTCTCATTTGTTAAGCGTACTGATATTGGGAAACAGATTGATGAGTTTCTTAAGGCTCGAGGTGCGGTTGAATCATTCTTATGGCTAACCAGTGATGATAACTCTAAACGTAAATTTGTTTGCCGTGGATGGCAGGTAACACCAAGAGCGACGGTATGGCAGATAGACTGCACATTTGAGGAGGTTGTTGCATGAGGGATATACCTCAAGAGATGCGCATAGATGTTGCAGATTTACAGCAAAATGCAATGTTAGATTTGTATGAGGTCGATTTAAGTCGTTTTGGTGGTGACGTTTACCGGTTTCATGACGGCATGAATGGCTTATTAAAACCTATTATCTGGCAAGGATTGCGCTATGAACCTTATCCAGTTCAGGTTACAGGTTTTAGCGTAACAGCACAGGGTGCGTCAGATAGGCCAAAAATGACGTTTGCTAACTTTGACGGAATGTTAACTGCGATTAACAACGACTATGATGATGCGCTAGGCGCTGTTGTTACTCGCAGGCAGGTTTTAGAGCAATATCTCGATGCTGTTAATTTTCCCAACGGAAACCCACAAGCAGATCCAACCAGAGAAGCCGTTCAAAAATATGTTATCGAACAGCGAGAAAGTTCAGACTCTGATTTTGTGACGTATATATTAGCACTTCCAACAGAAACAGATAACGCCCTGATACCTAGGCGGGTTATTCAGGCTGATATCTGCTCGTGGCGATACAGAGGATTTGATTGTGGTTATGATGGACCGCCTGTTGCAGATGAAAAAGACCAACCAACAACCGATCCCTTAAAAGACAAATGCTCTCATAAATACAGCGGGTGCAAATTAAGATTTAAATCTGTCATGCCATTCGGCGGGTATTTAGGCTCAAATAAATTAGGTTAATCCATGATTGAGAAAGACATTATCGCTCACGCGAAAGCGGAAGGAGTGAGGGAGTCTTGCGGCTTAATTTCGGGTGACAGGTATTTCCCTTGCAGAAACATACATCCCGATCCGCAAAACTATTTTGAAATTAACCCAGACGATTGGATGACGGCAGAGTGTTACTCAGGCGTCAAAGCTATTGTTCATAGTCACCCTGACGGAAAGCCTTTCCTGAGTTCTGGCGACAGAACAATACAAAGGAAAACAAATCTGCCTTGGTGGTTGGTATGTGATGGGGTGATCCATAAGTTCAGACCAATAGCGCCACTGTTAGGTAGAGAGTTTCAGCATGGTGAGCAGGATTGTTATTCCATTATACGTGATGCCTATCATCTGTCAGGCATTCAGCTAGATGATTTTATTCGTCCCGATGAATGGTGGTACACAGAACAAAATCTCTATCTTGATAACACGGATAAGCAGGGATTTTATCAAGTAGAAGAGGCTCAAGAAGGCGACATGATATTGATTTGCCTAGGCACATCAAAACCTTGTCACGCTGCGTTGTACTTAGGTAATCAAGAGATATTGCATCACAGGCCAGACAGATTGAGTAAGCGAGATACTTACGGTGGTTACTGGTTTAAATACACTCACAGCATTTGGAGGCATAAACAATGGTCAAATTACAGTTTGCAGGCTATTTACGCAGATTTGGACGCAGGTTCGAGCTTGAGGTAAGTAATGCAGGTGAGGCCTTACGCTGTCTTTGCTATCAAATTGATGGGTTGAAAAAAGAGATTAACCAAGGTCAGTTTCGCGTTCGTATCGCAGGCAATGATATGACCGAGGATAGTATTTCTACGGGATTAAGTACGCCATTAAATGAAGGAGATGTTATTACGATCGTCCCTATAGTTGGTGGTGCTAAATCCGGCGGGTGGCTAGGCATTATTGGTGGAGCTGCTTTAATTGGCGCATCGTTTTTAATACCGGGCGGATTTTTGGCAACGATGACATCGACCGCATTATTTGCCGCTGGTGTAGGTGTGGCCGCCGCGGGATTGGCAACCATGTTAACTAAAACACCGCCAGCGCCAAGCATAGAGGGGCGAAACTCAGAAAGTAACCAGTATTTCAGTTCGTTATCAAATAGAGTCGGGCAAGGTTATCCGGTTCCTATCTGTTATGGCGAGATGGTTGTGGGTTCAAATGTAATATCACAAGGTTTGGAGACTGTTTAATGGGCAAAGGTGGCGGTGGAGGAAGCACTCCGAAGTTGCTCGATGACAACTTAAAAAACAAACAATTTCTTAATGTCATCGATTTAGTTTCAGAAGGGCCAATAGAAGGGCCTGTCGGTGGTATGTCAGGTTTTCTATTGAATGGAACGCCTGTTGTAGATGCGGATGGTAATCCAAATATTCATGGTGTTGAGGTTCAGTGGCGAGCAGGAACGCAAACGCAAGAACCATTAGAGGATTTTCCTTTTGTAGAAAAAGAAATTCCTGTCAATGTAGAGGTAAAAAAAAGCACACCAATTTTACGCACTATCTCAGATCAGGAAACTGACCGCGTTAGATTCACTTTGGGTGTTTCTGCTCTTGTTAGTCAAGATGACAAGGGAAATCAGCACGATGCTACGGTAGAAATGCTTATTGAAGTTAATGATGGTTCTGGTTGGACACATGCAGAAACAGCAAAAATAACCGGAAAAATCAGTGGTCAATATTTAGAATCATATATCATCGATGCGCCTAAAAAGAAACCTTTCCAAATTAGAGTTTCACGATTAACAGATGATAGTAAAAGTGATCTACTGAAAAACGGAACTGTATGGGCGAGTTACACAGAAATAACCGACGCTAAATTCTCTTACCCTAATTCTGCTGTCGTAGGGATGAAAATCGATAAATCCCAATACGGTGATACACCCAATCGCACCTATCATATCAAAGGGATGATTATCCAAGTTCCAGATAACTATGATCCCGAGCACCGTACTTATACAGGCATCTGGACTGGTCGCTTCAAGCCAGCATGGTCTAATAACCCTGCATGGGTTTTTTACGATTTAGTCACTAATGAGCGATACGGTATAGGAGAGATGATCGGCTCGTTTGGCGTTGATAAATTCGCGCTATATGCCATTGCTCGTTACTGTGATGAATTGGTTGATGATGGGTTTGGCAACAAAGAGCCTCGCTTTACTTTTAATGCCTACATTACCTCTCAACGAAAAGCCAAAGAAGTGCTTGATGACTTAGCGTCTGTATTTCGCGGTATGCCTTTATGGGACGGACAGCAATTAACGTGCTTTCAAGATAGACCATCAGATCCAGTATGGACGTACACAAACTCAAATGTTATTGATGGAAAATTTAAATATACATCAACAGCGAAATCAGCCCGTCATAATGCTATCGAGGTGTCATGGGTAAACCCGAGTAATGGATGGAGTGAAGAAAGAGAATTCATCCAAGATGATGATCTTATTCAGCGATTCGGCGGTGTAAATGTTAAGAAAGTTACTGCTTTTGGTTGCACTAGTCGCGGACAGGCTCACAGAGTGGGTAAGTGGATATTACAGACAGAAAAGCTGGAGAAAGATAGCGTTACATTCTCAACAGGAAGAGAGGGGATTAACTGCATCTCTGGCGATATTATTGAAGTAGCAGACGATAGCTTTGCAGGAGTGAAGGTAGGAGGTCGGGTTTTATCAGTTAATGGTAGCACTATTATTATTGACGCGCCTATAGATTGGGAATATGACGATAAAGGTACTTTCTCATTTTTAGGGTCATCAGGCGGGTTCGAGAAAATAGATATTCAATCTATCGATGGTGATATTGTCACTTTGCGTGAGATCCCGAATGGATTGAAACAGTATGGTGTATTTTCCATTTCCAAAAGCACGTTAACAACAAGATTGTTTCGAGTCATTACCATTTCGGAAGATAAAGACGGGATTTATTTATATAACTGCATTCAACACGAACCGCAAAAAGAGCGTATTGTTGATAATGGTGTTGATTTTACTGGAAACCCTCCAACGCAAAATGTTATCCGAATCCCTAACATAGAACGACTTTCCATCGCCTATGTCAATGACAGCTCACAAGTTCAGGCTAGGGCAATGTGGATGACAACAACCATCAACAGAAATATTTCATTTAATGTCACTCTTTATAAAGACAGTAAGGTTGTATCTACTGGTAATACCACAGATTTAGAGTACTACTTTAATGGGCTTGAAGCTGGTGACTATCTTGTCGGTGTAAGAGGCAGAGATACTAATGGGATGCTTGGTAATGAATCAAAAGTCCAGATGGTTATTGGTACGCCAAGTGCACCTAGCTCAATAATTGTTGAGTCTGGTTTTTTTGAAATAAAACTAATTCCTCATATCGCCGTGCCACACACTCTAAATACCGAGTTTGAGTTCTGGTTTTCTGGCGAAAGAAGAATAGACAATGTTAATGAAATAGAGTCAAAGGCTGATTTCTTAGGTCGCGCTAAGTTTTGGACAAAAGGGCAATTAAAGGCGGGGCGCGATTACTGGTTTTATGTAAGAAGCGTAAATGAATATGGAAAGTCTCATTTTGTGGAAGCAAAGGGGCAAGCTGATGATAACACGGAGGCTATTCTCGATGAGTTAGACGGCCAATTCATGACAACAGAGGCAGGTAAACAACTTGACGAAAAACTGAATTGGAATACGGAGTCTATTGCTGAACTTGTTAATGCCACCTATGAATTATCTACTGACTTACTCGTTAGAGATGGTAATGCACAGGCGGGAATCAAAGAGTTAAGAAAGGTTTTCGCAAATCAACAGGAGGCATGGGCGCAGGAAATCAAAGAAATTTATTCTGCTGTTGGTGAGAATAAATCGGCTATTGAAGAAACTCAAACCTCAATCACTAAACTCGATGAGGCGCTCGGTCAGCGTTTTACCGCAATCCGAACTGATATGGATAATGCTCAAGCTGATATTATTTCAAACTCCCAAGCCATCTCTAACACAAACAAGGCTTTTGCTGAAAACAAAACTCAAGTTCAGGCTAAGCTTGATGAGCAAGAGGGCATGATACAGGAGAAGATGCAGGCCACGTTTGAGCAATCAGGCGACGGTGTTGTGACCCACTCGATTAATATCACCATTAAACACAATGGCGTGAGTTATAACGCAGCAGGGCAAGTAATTAGCGCTCAGGTTAAGAACGGGAAACTGGAGTCCTATATCGGTTATAACGCGAATAACTTTGCTTGGTATAACCCTGTAAATGGCAAGATGGAATTATTCATGTATGCCAAAAACGGGCAGTTGTTTATTCGAGACTTATTTATCGAAGATGGCTCTATTACAAATGCAAAAATAGGGAATGTGATTCAATCTAATAATTATGTAGCCGGCAAATCAGGCTGGATAACTAATAAAAATGGGTTTGCTGAATTCCAGAATATAAAAGCGAGAGGAGAAATAGAGGCAACTTCTGGACGTTTAAAAAATGTTGTTATTGAAGAAAGTTGTGACATTCTCGGTAAGCTAAAGGTTGAGAATTTAGAGGGGAATATAGTCACAGTTACTCAGGACATTTATCACAACCTCTCATTCTCTCATAACAATATTGTTGAGTTATTTAAAGTTAAGCGCAGAACTCAAAAGTGTTTTATATGGGTGCAAGGGGCATTAAATCCTTACGAAGTGATACCAAATGGTAGTTCTAGGGTAGAGAATAGATCGGCATTTGCATATCGTGCACCTGGTTACGATTCTAATGGAGGAGAGGCGGATATCTATATTGATGGAGTTATCCAGCCTAGGCCGAACATCTACAACATGCGGGGGACATCAGCGTCTGATACTTATGCTGTAAATGAGTTTGTACTGGAGTTAAGCCCAGGTGAAGGTGTTGCAAGTATTGGTATAAAAATCCCTCGACTTAACAGTGAAACGACGCGTTTTATTATGCGAGCCAGAATAATCGTATTCCCAGATAACCAAGATGTTATTTTTAATTAATTAGGAATTCATAATCATGATATACACAACAGGCACTGTTAGCACAGTGTCAGGGTCTGCTATTGTCTCTGGCACAGGTACTAAATGGACAGTTAATAATCCCGCTATTCGCTCAGGTACCATTATTTTAATTAAAAATGGTAACGCTAATTTTATTTACATGGTAGATAGAGTTAATAGTGATACAGAATTAGTTATCTCACAGCCGGCTACATTTACCGTAAAAAACACCAGTTACAGTATTAATCTCACTGAGCCGAACTCATACAGCGACGCTAATAATCGTATGACCGCTATTGCATCAGATACGACGTATTTTCTGCGAGCAATGGACCAATGGATGATGAATAACGGTGTGGTGACAGTAGAGCTATCTAATGGGCAAAAAGTAACGTTAGATAGCATTAAGAAGATGCAGGGGGATATTAGTAGTAAATTTGATTTAAAAAAGGGAGGAACACAAAAAGGGGTTGGCGAATTACAGTTAAATTCAGCGATTGGTGTATCCAGTGATGATATGAAGCAGCGGGTATGGCTTTCTTTATTTAGCGGGTTTCCTCAAATTAAATCAGTAATTGATGGAGTGGCTTATAATTATAATCTCCCCAAATCCAGTGGCACCATGATGTTAGTTGGAAATTATGGATTAGGAACAACATCAAGAAATTCTTCCATGGGTTCTCAACCAGTAAATGACATAAAAGCACTGGATTTAAGCGGATTTTTTTCCGGTGGAGGCTCTGGTGCTATTAATCTGCATGACCCCTTTGCTCCTCTAATTTCAGCATCAAGAGCTGGAGGGGGTGATGGAACAGGTTCAATGCTTTACATACAAGGAAACGCCAAAGCGCTAGCATATTGTTACCGTAGTATGGGCTCATATACACCATGGATAAATTTATGGGGTTCGAGCAATACAACAGTAGACAGTAATGGTTTTATTAAACGAGCTTCTCCTGTAATTAACATCAATCCCGACGGCACATTCACCACTAACGACGAATCAGAAGGTGCTACAGTTACTCGAGTAGCTCAGGGTGAATATCTTATCGAAGGTGTACTCGGCTTTAACTCAGATGCAGGTTGGGGCGGTGTTGATGGTGGTATTGAAATTCCACTCGATGTTAATAAACAGCCGTTGATATGGGTAGACTCTAAAGTTATGGAGGACGGTTCTATCCTCGTGAGAACGTATCATCGAACTCACCCTAACGCACCTAAATTCGCCCGTAATGATATTGATGGTTACAAAGACGGCGACCCAATTGATATCCCTGATGGTCGTTTCATTTCCGTTCGTGTACAGATGCCAGAGCAATCCATCTATAACGTGAGAATGCGTGAGATGGAGGAAGCGCAGAAAGCGGAAGAGGAACGCAGACAAAAGGAAGAGGAAGAAAATCAGGACACCAATAAGACACCAGAAATTGATAACTGATTGATTATATAACTCGGTCGGTTCCATCGAGCATCAGCACTACTCAGCCTTCAAATACTGCACCGATTTTCCATCCGGCAACATCTTACTTCTCTCACGATAAAACGCTAATCGTTCATTAAAGTACTCGCGCAAATGTGCTGGTTGTTGTCGTTCAACTTCGGACGCAACAACTGGCATATTGAGGCGTTCTTTATATGCGACACCACTTGCGGCCAAATCGGCATTAATCTTGTCTTTTTCTTCTTGAGTTAGGTTTGCGAGGTTCATAACAGATCTGGTTAGTTTTTGGAGAGTATAGCAGGGTGTGAGAATTGATGGGACGAATTTGGGACAAGCAACATGAAGTAGCATAAGGCAACTTCAAGTAACTTTAGGTAAGGTGGGACGTGTGAACGCTTGGTGAGACTGTATTTAGTTGATATTAAAGCATAATTCTACGCTCTTCTAAGCCGTAGGTCACAGGTTCGAATCCTGTAGGGCGTACCATTTAAAATCAGTGAGTTACAAGATTTTAAAAAGAAACCCGCAAGAGATGCGGGTCAAGTAACGGGTCAAGTTAGCATTACAGTTTTTCACTTCTAACCCACTCTTCATAGACATGTTCTGGCCAGCCTAAAAACGTACCACCTTTTGTTCTTTCTGGTCTGGGAAACTCATTTCGTTTTGCGTACATTCTCCAAATAGTAGGTTTACTTTTTCCTGTTAACCGGATCATTTCTTTCCATTTAATGTATCGAGTTGTAGTTGTCATTTTTTGCCTCCTTGCAAATAATTTTGTAAGCTCGCAATACGTGATTCGGTTTGCCATAAATAGTGGTGACTCGAAAAAAGAACCCGATTGTGTTCTCGTGAACGGGGGTAAAAAGTAATACCCGATCAATTAACCGATTTATTTTTCTTCGTTCAGTGATAAAGGAAAAAATAACTACCTTTGCCATGCTTCCTGTTCCACTGGAGATATATTCAATTTTCATTTTCACCTCAAGTTCTGCATGGCATAACAACGAATTGTGGATTGCCGTATTTTTCGTTTATCACGTTACTAAATTTTAATAGGCAAGGCTTGGTCATTCCTGATGGATGAAATGAGACAGGATGAAATCCGCGACTAGTACTAAACATCTTTTCAGGATAAGTAAGGTAGATAGCCTGCATATGAGGTAAACAAAGTTCATATTCTGTCGGGATGACGAGATCTAAATTAGGGAAGTGCGCACCTTTATGTGAAACAAGTGCAGAGAACCCCACGCGATGACCGTTTTTGTCGCGATGAATAGCAAAAGGTTCTTCAGTAAATTTAATTTCTGTTGTGTTTGCCTTTGCAGGAATAGAGCCTCTGAATTCAAGTATTTCGTTACGGCGTGTTTTTATGCCATGCTCCATACGCACAGCAACATGTCCGTTAGTCGCTTCAATGTACTTATTGCTGATATGAATATCTTGCAGGTAGTAACGAGGATCATGTTTAGCCACACAAACTAAAGCAGCGCGAAGTAAATGTGTTTGAATAATCATTATTTATCCTCCCAGCCAATTGCCTGAAATAGTCCCATTTTCGGGTGATACCAACGAGTACCGCGTTTGTCTGCTTCACCCATCATGAGTTTCATTGCTACCATGAAGTCAGCCTCATGAATGATAGCCATAGGCCTAGGCATGCCTTCTGGGGTAAGAATGGTTATTTGGTCTTTTCGGACACTGTATTGCTTGGCAAGCGTCTTGCATTTATCAATCGTCATACCAGATTTGGTTTTCGCTAATGAGTAACCAATCCAACCTGCAGGAATAGTGCCTTGCTTAATTTGTTCGACAGTCTCATGCATCTGTTCAACCTTCTCATCAATACGATTTATTTGACGTTGTTGCTGAGCTGTATGACTGGCGATTTTGGCAATCATTTCTAATTCGCTAATAGCGGTTTGGGGGGGGCGAAAGTAATTATTAACCAGTTCGCGTTGTACTTGCCATGCAACATCATCATTGAATGGCTTGGTTAACATGAGATAGCCAGACTCAAACAGTACGATGCCGCTAGGAGCAAATTTAGAAAATACCCCTTCAGGTAGGTCCGTACGTATTACGTCCGAACCTACTTCATTGAAATCGACACCTTCAATAAAGTGGTCACGATTGCGATTAAAAGCAGCGCGAGCCGTACCGTCTGGTCGACCATGTACAAGGTCAATCATTGAGAAAGTAACAATGCGCTGACCTTTATATTCAGCAATAGGCATTTGGGTGTTGTTAATAGTGATTAAGTTGTTCATATATTTCCCCTAGTGAACTGAGTTATTTGATAAAGGTGTATTTAAAAATTGAAAGCCTTTAATAAACACGTCATCTATGTAGTCAAATAGCCATGTAATATCGGTTTCAGCTTCTTTAGTTTCGTTATTTGTATAAAAACGCCATACGGCAATATATTTTTCCTCTGGATTTTCCTCTAATAAAGGTCGCTCAATTTGATGAATTAGTAAGGTTTCAATCACTTCAATATCCAAGTAGGCTCCAAAGTTTTTATAAGAAAACTGATAATTCCCATGGGGAGCAAAGCCAAATCGATCCTTGCAGTAAATAAGGTACTTTGTGGCTTGAATATAACGCTGGCGCTTAACCACGCATTCAGCGAACTCCATTAGTTCCTGATGTGTTAGTGCTTCATAATTCATACGAGATTCATCAAGCATCCAAGCCGGACAATCTGGTACTTTTTCTTTTAGAATTTCTATTAGTTGAGTTACCGCCATATTTTCATGTTTCATAAATAACTCTCCGTCACTTTAATTTTTGCTTTATTTAGGCAACGCTTAGATGATTGATTACTTATTTTTTGTTGATAACTCATTGCGCCTGTGGTTGGTGGTTCTGCAACAATAAAAGCTTTGTTATATTGTTCTACTGCACGTCTATAAAATCCTTTATTCTCTAATTCTTTACCTTTTTTCATGAATTCAGAAAACGTCATGATATTTATATTCCTCTCCATTTAAGTAGGGTGGTAAATATTCAACGATATAATCAATCATGAATTTACCTATTTCAGAAATTGAACCGTTAGATTTGTATAATTGCTCATAGGTGTTATAGATATCTTTATCTCTCCACTTACAACGTTGACGGCAATCCTTTTCTTCATAGACATCACGGAAGAAATTATTTAAATTTTCAAAGCTAATTTCTGTAATAACAGTTTTACTATTTACCTTTGATTTAAACTCAGCTTTCTTTCCATTTTGTTTAATGTAAATAAGCACTGAGTTGATAAATCGCTTTCTTCTTATTTCAAGTAAATTAACTTTATCCATGTTGCTTACTCCTGATTCAGAGCGCAGCAATCCCTAGCATGAACGCTATAATTAATTTTTATTTCGTAGATATTCTATTTATTGGTTAAAGCATTATTTAATTCGTAATATAATCTGTCAGCTTCTTTTTCTGCCTCATCATATTTTTCTACAGCTTTAGCATATTCCTTTTGTAAGCGTTCAATATTACGTTCCTGCTTTAATCGTTCATGAAGCTCTGATAATTTAGCTTCTTTGTGTTTCATAAAGTATTCGGTAGGTTCGCCACGCTTGAAAGCGATTGTGCCATTCTCAAGTTCACATTGTTCACCTTCGTAGTTAGTTTCAATGCCTTTTTTGTGAAATTCACGCTCAGTGAGAATGTTTGCTAGCTTATTTAATGCTGAACGTTCACTTAAGTAAGCTCGATTAGCACCTGCAATAATATAAACAGGGCGCATAGCAATAGTAATTTGATTATCAGTCGCTTTCTCAATAGCTTCGTGTTGTTTGCTCATTTTTTGTTCCTTTTATTTTTCGATTTGATATTTCGTATTCAATTCAACCAAGTCTGTCATTTAATATTGATACCAATAATGATACTTGGCTTATAAACAATCCCACATCACCAATATGACTTTTACTATCATGATAGTTTTCATTATTATCAGCCCAAAACATAAACTCCCCGAATGTATTCATTCCTGTAATGAGTGAATCAATAGATAAGTCTAAATTTGCTCTTAATTTCCCTAATTCTTTTTCTGATATATTTTTCAAATTAGGAAGGGTAATTAATTCATCAATATTCATTACGCCTCCGTGAAACTTACTTTTTCATAAATAGTTTCTAAATTTAATTTTGCTGACTGGATTAAATTTGTAATTTGAATATCATAATTTTTAATGTGACCACTTTCTTCAGCTACTTTTAAATTAATTGCAGTTTCTAATGTGTTTAAAATACATCCGACGGCTGTTTCAATAGTATCTTTATCACTGACTTTAATTTCACCGATAGGCTTTGGTGATTTATCAGTATTAATGCTTGATACACTTTCTTTAGCTCTTTCTATATTAGCTACTGCTGATTCAATCGCATTAAACATATTATCGCTAAGTATTACGTTATCGTTGATAATGAGATTTAAAATAGAAGTTGCATAAAGTAATTCATCACAAGCGGATTGTTTTAATTCAGTGTTATTCATCATTTAAAACCTCATTAATTTCATCTTCTGCTTGAGATAATAAGCTAAGTTGAATTGCTCGCTCTTCGCTATTACGAGAAAGAAACTGAGCTGAAATTAAGAATGCTTTTACTCGATGTAATGTATCTAGTATTTTTCCGCTATCTACATTAATTATTTCTTTTGTCATGATCATTATCTCTCTGTGCATTTTCTTCGATTAGCCAATTCGATATATCGCTAGATAAATTATAAGTTAACTCAATTAAACTCATAACATCAGGTTGGTTTTGAAGTAATATGCCATTTAGCTGAAACAGTAGTGCGTTTAAATGGTCACTTTTTTTGCAACAGCCTCTAAGTTGAGTTCGTGAGCCATAATTAAGCCTCACAAGGAAACTGTGCAGAGAAAACAACATTGCCACCGAGTAATTCTTTAGCTTGTTCAGCGCTGGTAGCCATAACTTCTTTTTTCTCTGGACACTCTGTTTTAGTCCAGAAACGAAATAAGAACATAGGTAACATTACGCCTGTATGCATGTCAGGTTTCGGTAAATTAGGGATTGCAGTAGAATGTATAATAGGCATGTTTAAATCCTTTAATCACGTTTTGTGTTTTTATTAACACATATTTGTGTTTATATTGCAATCACATTTTGTGTTTTTATTTTGATTTTTAATTTAATTTGTTGTTTTTGTTGGAAATTTATTTTCAAAAAAATCTCAGATTGGAATGGAGATCACTTCTTTAGAGGGGAGAGGGTACAAAAAAGCCCTCGTGGGGAGGGCTGAATTTGAAATTATAGTTTAAAATATTTATTTCTTAGAAGTGAAGATCTAAATTTATCAGAGCGTTCTTTTTTTTCATCTTTATTCAGAAGATCTGATTTTGTATAAGGGGAAGCCACCGCAACATCCCTTCTGCTGGGTGGCGTATTATTCAACACCGCCCGATTTTTCATAGCTATAACCCTTTGAGTATTTGATATATTTTTGAATGAGAACAACGGGTAAGCGTACCTTTGCCTTCCTTTCGTTTTCTCCCATCTGGATATACTCTATGACAAATAGAGGATTTTGTATTGCTATCATAACTTAAATGGAGTATAGCACCTGCGATTTTCTTGCGCCATTCATTTAGTGTGGTATCGGAATTATCGCACTTTCTCCAATCTAACGCGCCATCATCGTCTTTTATTGATGATAGTGCATTAAGAATATCTAGTGATGACTGAAATCGGTTGTTTGGATTGCTTTCTAAACACTTATTAATTATAGATATTAATTTTTTTGGTATATGCGATGGGTATTGTTTGGAAGGGAATGTTCCAGCTTTTATTGCGGACTCTAACTGCTCAGCATACTGGAATTGAGATATTTCATTTTCAAACTCAATGGCACCAATACACATCCTATACAAAGTCATTCCAACTTGGTAGATATCGAAGGTATAGGTAAATCCACCACTTTTGCTTATTGTGAAATATTCAGGAGGGGTATGAAAATAGTAATTGTGATCAGGTATTGCTGTTGAATTTATATTTATTAATTTAGATAACCCGAAGTCAGCCAGCATTGCTTCATTTCGGTTTGAAATCATAATATTATTAGGCTTGATATCGAAATGAATTAATTTTTTTGTATGGATATGATATAGGCCACCAATAAACTGTATTGCGTACCTTATTATTTCACGTGGAGTGAAATTTCCTCTGCTCATCTTTTGGCTTATCGTGCCATTAATATAATATGGCATTGCTATATAGATTTTTTCATTATCTTCAGCTGCGTATTGAACCTGCACGATGTTTGGGTGAGCATTTTTGTAAAGCAGTCTTGCCTCAGAAAAATAAGTATCTTTATCTTGATTGGGTTTTTTTGTGATTTCTTTGATAACCAACTCATGATCTAAATTTTCATCATGAGCAAGATAAACCTCTGAGAAACAACCTTGTTCATCAAGTTTTTTTATTTTTCTAAATGACACGTCTGCTTTTTGATATGGGGTGATCAAAATTTACCCTCCACTGTTAATGCTGCCATCATGGCTTCATTTGTTTCCTGAGTGAATGATGAATTGTCTATATCATGTATTGATATTTCTGACTTAAGTAATTGTTTATATTCAGTATCGCTTACATTGAGACCTGCCCGTATTCCTGATTTTCGAATGGTAAAGTATTTTTTAACTTCACTACTTGAAAATGCTTCTTGTATTACTGCTTCTATATAGAGACGGTCTATGCTCATATTTTGAGAGTTTGCTTCTGTTACCCTTATTGATGCGATATCAACATTATAAAACATTAATATATCTAGGATATTGTTACGAACATATTTTAATTTCTCTGGTGTATCTAAAATGCATGGAATATTTATCACATCAGAACAAACAAGCTTTTTAGATTCAGTGCAATAAACAATAAATGATGCCACTGAAGGTGAAACTCGAACCCCTAATATTCTCATTTACTCATCCTTTAAAGGCAATTGAAGACAATTGGTTGACAAAATTACGTCAACCAAATTTCAATTTTACTGCTATTCTGTCAACCACTCCCTAAAACGTGTCGTCACCCAAAAAAGCAACCTCGCACATCATCTTCAACGAGCCTAATGGCGTCAGAGAAACTACCTAGCATTATTTCATCGTAGTTGTGCCAGTTACTATTTTTATCCATCCAAAGCAGAGACCATGAATTCGAATACCTATTATGTGTGATTTTTGCTATAGGTTCTTCTACTCTGCCATCACTCCATATTAGTTGCCTAATTTCAAAGATAATTACTGAGTCGTCCTCGATACGATACTGTAAATCTAATTCATCCCTTAGGTGCTCTGCTGGGCGGCGTTTTTCCATGAAAAATTCCATACACCGTCTAATATTTGCTATCTCAATATTGTTAAACGCCATATTTCCTCCTAAAACGTGTCGTCAGGCCATTGTGACTTGATTACCTTACCTATGATTGTGCAGTTCCCGTTAATAGGGATCAGGTCATAGCGTGGGTTTAATGGCTCCAGATACTCAATTCCACCCTCTCTAATCAGTCGTTTGAATGTGAACTCATCATTTAGCAAACGAGCGACACAGAAATCTCCGAACTCCACTTCTTCCTCAGGATCAACCAGAATTAGCATACCTTCTGGAAAACTTGGTTTACCTCCTGGTGGTGCTGTCATTGATTGACCTTCAACCTCTAACCAAAAGGCGCGCTCACTGGCTTTCTTAGCTGTCGGTATCCACGACACAGCATCTTTTTGAGTGTATGAGTTAAATTCTGTTGAGAAAGCGCCGGCCTGTACCTTTGTGAATAGAGGGTATTGGTAATTACTTATAACTTGTTCGCTTTGTGAGCCAAACATCAACTCTGCAGGGGATACTTCTAGGATCTCACTAATTCTTAATGCGTCGTCAGCACTAATTTTTCTCTCACCAAGCTCATAATTTCCTATTCGTGACGCAGACGAATATCCACACAGTTTTGCCAACTGAGCCTGACTAAAACCTTTAGATTCGCGGATAGATTTCAATCTCTCCCCGATAATTTCATTAATCTTTTTCATAGCCATTATTTAACACAAAACGTGAATAAAGTAATTAAACAAAATGTGATTGCATGATAAACACATTTTGTGTTTAATGTATATAAAAATAATGGATGGAAAATATGAATAAAATTTCAACGCAACGTAAAAAGCTTGGAATATCACAAGCAAAACTTGCCGCACATTTAGGCTGGGGGCAATCAAGAATATCCAATTATGAACTAGGTATCAGGACTCCAAGCCTTTGTGACTGTCGTTCAATCGTAGCTGCTTTTAATGAGTTGGGTAGTAATTGTTCCCTGGATGATTTGTTCCCTTCTAAATATGGTTATGAGTCTAATGCCATGAAGAATCAAGGAAACTCTCATGCACCAAATCAACATGCCGATGCCTGAACACTACTTTCCTGATGATGCCAAGTGGATCCAGGAGCAACTCACGAAGTTAAGCCCAAGCATGAGGCAAAAGGCATTAGTTAAATATTCAGAAGTGTATCAAACGGAATGGGAACGAGAACAAGTTCCCTACCGTAAAGACAACAAAGCTCGTCATGAGGCTAACGTCAGATTAAGAGAGTTCATAAAGCGTTATCAGAGAGCAATGCAAGGGTATACAGCAAAGCCGTTATCGATTTAGCAGTAATTAAATTTAGGAGGTATCGGAAGTTAAGACGTTTAGCCGTCTAGATTGTTTTCTGGGGAAGAGGGGAAAACTTTCTAGGGGGGAAAGGGGGGTGATCTTTGAAAGGGGTGTTAGGGAAGGCACAGCCAAGGGAGTGAGTAGATCTTAAATATAGATCTCTATAGGAGTTAAAAGACCAACAGCCGTTTAGACGTCCAGATAAAAATAAATCCCTTCCTTTGGCAGTGCTAATTATCAAATGAGGAAACCGATGTTAACAATCACACCAAATTTTGCACAGAAACGCGGATTGACGATGTTACGTCAGGCATGGAAGCAAAATAGAACATTCATGATTTATAGCCCAACAGGAAGCGGGAAAACGGCATTAGCCGCGTTTATTACTGACGGACATATTCAGCGTGGAATGAGAGTGATGTTTCTTGTTCCTTACACAATTTTGATTGATCAAACAGCCAGCCGTTTTATTGAGTATGGGTTGCCAGCCGAAGAGATTAGCTATGTATGGCGCGATCATCCTAATTACGATCCGACCCGTTTTATTCAGATAGCGTCAGCAGATACTATTATTCGTAGAGATTTTCCAGACAACATTGATTTACTCATAATCGATGAAGCGCATTTGCGTCGTAAGAAAATATTAGAAGTGATCAGTGAAAGTGAATTCAAGGTAATTGGTTTGTCCGGTACGCCTTTTGCGCCATTCCTTGGTCATTACTACGAAACACTAATCAAGCCCACCACCATGAAAGAGTTAATCAAGCGTGGTGATTTAAGCTCATACGAGTTCTATGCACCAACTAAACCAGACTTATCAAAAGTAAAATCGTCCAGCAACGCAGAGTTCGGCAGTGATTACAAAGAAGCTGAAATTGCTGAAATTATGAGTGGTGCTGATTTGGTGGGGGATATTGTTGATAACTGGTTGGTGAATGGTCGAAACCTACCTACGATTTGCTTTTGCGTCACAGTCAGTCATGCCAATTTTGTCACCGTCGAATTTAATCGTGCAGGTGTGAATGCTGAGGTGATCACTGCAGATACGCCACATGATGAGCGTCAGATCATTATTCATCGGTTTGAGCAAGGCGCGACCAAGGTGCTTGTGAGCGTGGGAACATTGATTGCCGGCTTTGATAGTGATGTCCGTTGCATTATTTACGCCCGTCCAACTAAATCAGAGATTCGTTGGTGTCAGGCTATTGGAAGGGGATTACGTACCGCACCAGGAAAAGAGACTTGCCTTATTTTTGATCACTCCGGCTCAGTTCACCGCTTAGGTTATCCCGATGATATTGAATATGACGAACTGCCTACCAAAAACGACGGTATGAGTGAATCTTCGTCTAGCAGAGAGCAAGAAAAACGAGAGAAGAAACCGAAAGAATGTTCCTCTTGCCATTACATGAAACCTGCAGGTGTTTATGTTTGCCCTAAATGTGGGTTTAAACCTTTAGTGGGTGAAGATATCGATGTTGATACTAGCCGAAACATTAAAAAACTGAATAAAAAAGAGCGCACTTACACTCGAGAAGATAAGCAAAGCTGGTGGTCTCAATTGAAATACTACCAGAATCAGCGTGCGACACAGGGCAAGCCCATCAGTGATGGCTGGGTTGCTAATACCTTCAAGGATAAATTTGGTGTATGGCCACAAGGTTTTCACAATACGCCACAAGAAATCACACCTGAAGTGAGTAATTTCATTAAATACAAACAAATCGCCTTTGCTAAGTCTCGCAAGAAGGCGCAAGTCAATATTCAAAATTTACGCACTCAAATTAGCCACCAGCCACAGCAAGGAGGTTTACTGTGAATACAATTGATGCCGTAAAAGGGCAATGGGCAAAAATATTTGCACATTATGGGTTACCTCCTATAACAGGGCGTAAGCACTTTAAAGGGAAATGCCCTATCTGCGGACAAAAAGGAAAGTTTCGTATTGATGATAAAGACGGGCGAGGAACCTACATCTGTACGTGTGGTTCGGGTAACGGTTTTCAATTGTTAGAAAGAACACAAGGCAAAGACTTTAAAACATTAGCAGATGAAATTGATGTGTTGATTGGTAATCAGCGAGAAAAAGAAGCTATTTTGCCAACTAAAATAAATAAGAATAATTTATTCCAACGTATTACGGGCTGTTATTCCAAACTACCCATACTTAAAAATACACCAGCCATGCAGTATTTGCAGAATCGAGGTGTTTTTGAGTTACCACTTGATAACGTCCGTTATTGTGATCATCAACCTGTTCGTAATAGTTCTGACAAATTTCAAGCTATCTGGTCACTAGCTACTGATGCTAAAGGGCAACTCTGTTATTTACATAGAACGTATTTACAAGGGGATAAAAAAGCACCTCTTGATATTGTGAAGAAAATGACTGCTGTGCAGGATGACAATTATTTAGAGTATGCAGAATCTGTCGCGATAAGAATGTTTCCTGTCGATACTACACTTGGCATTGCTGAAGGTATAGAGACCGCACTTTCTTGTAAGCAACTCTATGGTGTAAATACTTGGTCGGTCATCAATACTAACTTCATGAAAAAGTTCAAAGCACCAAAAGGTGTTATCCACCTTGTTATCTTTACAGATATGGATTGGAATGCGGCAGGTCATGCAGCTGCTATGGAGTGCGCACATAAAAACCTACTTTCTAATAATGATGTAGAAACGGTCAGTGTGAGATGGCCTGATAATGGTGATTTTAATGACATGCTAACAGAAGCTTGTGAGGTAAGAGAGTTAGTATTTTCAAGACAACATAAGGAAGTGGCGTAATGCGTGATATACAACAGGTATTAGAAAGATGGGGTGCATGGTCGGCAGATAATACAGAGTCGGTTCAATGGTATTCGATTGCTGCGGGATTTAGTGGATTAATACCAAGCAAGGTTAAAGCTCGTCCTCAATGCTGTGAAGACGATGCAATAATTATTTCTAGTTGTATGGCGCAATTGAATAAAAAGAATAGTGATATGCATGATCTATTGCTTGATTATTACTTATTCGGAATGACATTTATGCAACTTGCTAACAAGCACAATTGTTCTGATGGGCATATAGGTAAAAAATTACAAAAGGCAGAAGGAATAATAGAAGGTATGTTAATGATGCTAGATGTTTCCTTAGAAATGGATCGATATGTAGAAAAAATCATATAAAAACTTTACGTACGTAAAAATGATGATATTGTGATAAGACTGACGTCAAGGTCAACTAGCTTATGAACCTCATTTAAAGTGAGGTTTTGTGTTTTTATTGGTTATTCTCTTTGTCTGCGCTTTTAATTTTTAAAATGAAATAGCTTCATATTAAATATGAAATAGTTTCAATATCCATTTTTTTTATTAATGCTATGTTTGGTAGCAAAATTCTTAATAAGAAAATATAGGATATATTGAATGAGCACTAACATCCCTCCATTTAAAGCTGATGTCGTTGGTAGTTACCTTCGACCTGAATATCTACATAAAGCGCGTAGCGATTATGCTAATGGCACTATTTCTAGCCATGAATTAAAAAAAATAGAAGATAAAGCGATCATTGAGTTAGTAGAAAAGCAGAAAAAAGCCGGATTACATGTTATTACCGATGGTGAGTTTCGTCGTAGCTGGTGGCATTTAGACTTTATGTGGGGATTAAACGGCGTTGAAAAAGCCTTTTTATCTAAAGGATATTCATTCGATGGTATTGAAACTCGTCCAGAGACGGCTCGATTAACAGGAAAAATATCTGGAAATAACCACCCTTTTATTGAACATTTTTCATTTTTGTTGAAATTTGCTGAGGATAATATTGTTCCTCGTTTAACGATCCCTGCACCAGCTCAATTTTTCAAAGAGCTTTATCGACCAGAGAATTTAGATAGCACTAATGCAATTTATCCTTCAAAAGATGAGTTAATTAACGATATTATTGGTGCTTATCAAGAATTTATAAAAGAGTTATATCTTGTAGGGTGTCGCAATTTGCAATTAGATGATTGTACTTGGGGTATGATGGTTGATTCTCGATATCACAACTCAGGTATTGCTGAGAGCGAAAGTGTAAATAGTTGCTCATGCCATTCAGATCATACTGTAATAAGCAATGATATAAACTCATTAGCGGAAACGCTTGTTTATTTGAATAATGAAGCGATTAAAAACGCACCATCAGATTTAGTGTTAACAACACATGTTTGCCGAGGTAATTATCGTTCTACATGGGCCGCTAGTGGTGGCTATGGACCGATTGCTGAGATCCTTTTTGGAAGAGAAAATGTATCAGCATATTATTTAGAGTTTGATACAGATAGAGCTGGTGATTTCTCCCCGTTATCTTATGTTTCAGGCAATAAAAAAGTTGTTCTGGGATTAATTTCTTCAAAAACTGGAGAGTTAGAGAGTAAACAAAAAGTAATAGAGCGAATCTATGAAGCTAGTAAGTTCGTACCATTAGATCGACTATGTTTAAGTACTCAATGTGGATTTGCATCAACTGAAGAAGGGAATGCATTAACTGAAGAGCAACAATGGGATAAAATTGCATTAGTAAAAGAGATTGCTCAAGAAGTCTGGAAATATTAATCCCACAGACTGAAAACGTTATTACTCATAAAACTCCATATATCGTGAGATTATTGATAGTTTTTTTTAAAACCTCGCTTCGGCGGGGTTTTTTGTTATCAGCAATGGTAAGGTGTCTTTGGGTGAGTAAAATCACCCTTGCACTGCATGGAGAAGGCGCCTTAACCATTGTGGAGAACGCCGAGACTGATCGGCAGTGTATGGACTGTCGGATGTACCGCACACCATCCAGAGGCGGCCTTTGCGGATTAGGCTAAGCCCCTGAGAGTATCTGGAAACCGACGAAGGATTAAATAGCCTTCCTCCACAATCTCATAATAGTGCCCTCATAGTCACTACGCAGAACGGAGAAATCTGGCTTGCGATACACTTGGGGCTTTCTATTTTAATTCCCCCGAATTCGAGGGTGTTACCTTCATTGATGAGGGTAACATAGTTTAAGTTATTGATATTGTTCCGATGTCGGAATTCCGATAACGCTATTTCACATGTTCGGTTATTCCGAGCAACTCATTTTGAAGATCGCTTAGGCGGTCTTTTTTCGTATATGCCGACCACAGAACAATTACCCTCGTTATCACATTCACACAAGAGCTGTGAGTCGGCGTTCTATTAACTAATTCCTCCAAATAGGGGGTGAGTATGAATCATATGAAAGAAACCCCTGAGTTTTGGGATCAAGTATTCCAAGTTATCGCCGCTCATAAGGAGCAAGGAATTAGCGCGTCACTAGCAACTGGCATGGCAATTCTGCGTGGTAAGTACAACGGCGGTGGCTGGAAGAAAACGTTATTTGATGGTGCTATGTGTGCGTTGTTTGCATGGTTTGTAAAAGACCTCTTGACGCTACTTGGCCTTAATCATGAATTGGCATATCTGGCTAGTGTATTCATTGGGTATGTCGGTGTGGATGGATTAAGTAAACTCATTAAGGGTAAGGCAGGACTGAAAAATGACTAAACCAGCACGCGGTGAACGCAATAACAACCCAGGCAACATTGACTATAACCCACGTAATAAATGGAAAGGTTTAGTCGGAATTGAAACGGGAGTTCCTAACCCTCGATTCTGTGTCTTTGAGTCGCCTGAGTATGGCATCAGAGCAATTTATAAACTAACTCAAACATATCAACGTAAATATGGTTTGAACTCAGTATCAGCAATTATTAATAAGTATGCACCGCCAGTTGAGAACAACACGAATGGTTATGTTAGCCGTGCATCAAAAGAGATTGGTGTTGGTATTAATGACAAGATAGATACTCAATCAAAGTCAGTTGCTATCTCTTTAGCAAAAGCAATCGTGGGCGTTGAGTTGGGCTATCAACCGTATTCACAAAAAGTCTTTGAAGATGCTTGGTTGTTACTTTAACTCAATAATTAATCCTATCTCATAGCCTCGCATTTGCGGGGCTTTTTTGTATCCACGTTTTACGCACACCGAAAGTGCAAATCACATCGAGCCAATATTTAGGTAATGAGCCTTTGAGGGGATCAGTTAAAGCTGGTGTCGCTTCGATGGGCTGATTTCCTATTTCGGCAAAGGTTCATTACTAAATAAGGTAGACACTATGACTAATACAATTACTGTTCCATTTTATGATAACGAGCTTTATGTTGTTGAGCATAACAATGAACCGTATGTTCCCATGAAGCCAATAATTGAAGGTATGGGATTAAATTGGGCATCACAGTTTACTAAGTTAAAAAAACGCTTTAGTAAAGGTATTGTGGAAATCGCAATACCTTCTAAGGGTGGTGAGCAATCAATGATTTGCCTACAACTTAGAAAACTTTCAGCTTGGATGCTGACTATTTATCCCAACAAGGTCAAATCTGAAATCCGCGATAAAGTAATTCAGTTTCAAGAGGAATGTGATGATGTTCTTTATCGATATTGGACAGAAGGGCGAGTTGTTAATCCTAGAAAATTAAGCGTGATGGAACAACTCAATGAAGCTTGCGCTGATTTTAAAAGAGATGAAGCAATTGCGAGTAAGTTTGGCAAAGGGTTAAATGCTTGGAAGGATGTTAAGCCTCAACATGAAAATAAAATTCAGAGCCTAAAAGAAAAAGCAGGGGAAATGGTACTTGATTTTATTTTGATGGAAACGGGTAAAGGTAAAATAACGAGGGGTAGTTGTGAATAAGTTAAAGCCCTGGTTTCCCATTTTATTATGGGGAGCTTTGTGTGTTGCTTTATTCTTTTCAACTAAAGAAATGATTGAACTTGGTAAAGAGAATAAAGAGCTAAAGAAAACAAACGACTCTCTCGTGGCTGAAATGGCCGACTACGAAAAGCGCATTAACTCACTTCATGAACTTGATACAAAACACGCGACGGAACTTACAAATGCAAAGGCTGAAATCGATAGGCTGCGCGTTAGTGCTGAGCGTAATCCTGACAGGGTGTACATCAAAGCCGAATGTCCAAAGAGCGCTACCACTTCCACCTCCGGCGTGGCTAATGCAACCACCGCCCGACCTACTGACACCGCTATCAGAAATTATTGGTTACTCCGAGAGCGAATTGCAGAATCAGAGCAAGTGATATTGGGATTACAGGATTATATTAGGACGGAGTGTGTGAACTAAAAAAAGCCCTACGTAGAGTACGAGGGCAAACTAACAAGATATCAATTAAAGTATAGCGATGTTTACTTAGTATAGCTTAGGTAAATATATATACCAGATTGATTATTCTTATCTATCTCCTACCTAAATAAACAGAGCAATATAAAAATAACCCTGTGAGTTTGGGCGCCCACAGGGCTTTCACTAGTATGTGAGAAAACAATAGATTACCAATATTTAGTAAGCCAATCTGTTAATAATCAACGTAAGTTTTTAAAAAACAATCTTTCTTTGCCTGTTTGTCGTAGAGCAAGTTACATGGCGGTAGATCATTATCGTCGAAGTTCTCAAGCAAGTAGAAAAGGGCGAATGTTTGACGACTGCTTACATATTGCCAAAGTATGGGCGAATAAATTTGCTAAGGATATGATAAAAATATTTATATCTAGCGCGTTGTTATTTAGACATATTCTGTAAAAATAATAAGTTAACACAGGTTATTCAGCTATATTGGGTATGATTATTTTTTTAATTAATTATTTTAATGGATTTTATTTTCGTTTGTTCTTTGAGTCAGATTTTGTAGTGGCGAGGGAAATCAAGAATACAATAGCGATAATTGTGTATAAAAAATACATAATACCTCCTCGTTTGAATGTGTGTCAGAGAGGCTTTATTATTGATGTAAGGTCATTCGGGAAATAAACATCTATAACAAAAAACTAGCATTCTCACATAAGAATATAAGCCTATATATTAACATTAAAAGTAATTATCGAGAGTGATGTGAGTCTAATTAATATCATGAGTGTAAATTATTTATTTATTAATCATTTGGTTACAATGAAATAACATGCTGTAATTATCCATTACAAAGAATTGATTTTTTATTAAATTAATAGATGTAATTATAGTAATTAAATTCAATAAATATCATGTATTGAGAGGCGTTGATAGAGTTTATAGAGATAGCCATCAGTTAATCACTGGTGGCTTTTTTATTGGAGAGAGTAAATGAATATAATTATTAATGATGATGGTTCTGTCCGTATTGAAACAAAAACATACAGTGCGTCTTATTGTGCGAATGGTTATTTAAAACTTTCAATAGGTGGTAAGGCTCCTGAAAAGATAACTATTAATCATCCTAAAAAAGAAATAGGTGAGCTGATTTACAAAGTCTCAGTAGATACAAGTGACTTAGATAAGTTAGAAGAACAGCTCACTCGCATTAAGCAACTGATGCAAGATGTAGGGGTAAAGCCTAAATCAACACCACAGTTTGCTGGTAAGTTATTTATCAAAGATACCTTTGTTAATTCCGCAGAACTAAAAGATGTGGCTGTCAGTTATAAGTTAGAACAGGGTACTAAGGCTGAGTTGGCGGATTTACGCATGCGAGCTAATAGTCAAGATATTGCTATCACTGAGTTAAAAAGAGTAATGGAAACTCAGCATCAAGCGTGGGCACAAGCTGTGAGTGAGTTAAATAACAAAACGTGGTGCAGTCAGAGATAAGAAATGAAAAAACGTAATGTCTATGGTGGTCGATGGGCAAAGGCGCGATTAGCTTTTCTTAATGAGCATCCACTCTGTGTCATGTGCCAAGAGCAAGGGCGCATTACTGCGGCCACAGTAGTTGACCACATTATTCCGCATCGTCTTAAAGAAGCGCTTGAATCAGGTGATAAAGAACGTA